GCGGTCGTCGCCTGACTGTTCCGGACGTGGGGGCGGGTTTCCCAGAGCCGGCCCGCACTTCTATCTGGGATCTGGGTGGAGAGCCATGACCGATATCAAGGCCCTGCTGAAGCAGGCAAAACGCCGCCAAGCCACTGAAGAAGTATGCCTGCGCGGTGATCTTGCCGGCGAGTACGACGACCTCGAGCGGCAGCTCGGAAAGTTGCCGCCGAACAACAAGCTCGGTGGGGACCTGGAGCGGCAGCGCATCACCGCCGAGATGGAGCGGTTGCGCGCCGAGATGCAGGACGGCACGGTCACGTTCGTGTTGCGGGCGCTGGGTGACACGGCGTTCCAGACCCTGGTCGACGAGCACCCGCCGCGCCGTGACGGCGATGAGGTGAACGCGGAAGACGCGCAGTCCGGGCTCAACCGGTCGACGTTCTATCAGGCGCTGATCCAGGCGTGCGTGGTCGAACCGGAGCTCGACGCCGAGGACTGGGAGCTGCTGTTCACTGAGGGGCTCAGCCGGGGCCAGGCATCGAAGCTGCGGATCAAGGCGCTGCTCATCAACGGCGAAGAGGTGGACGTCCCTTTCTCGCCCGCCGGCTCGAGCGAGAACCCGGACTGAGGCAGACCGTCGAGACCGCCGAGCGGCTCGGCATCTCCAAGAAGCGGTTCGAGGGCTGGGAACCGGCCACCGTCTACGAACACGACGACGCCGGCCGGCTGGTCGCGTCCCGGCCGGAGTCGGAGTGGGACGCCCAGCAGCGCGGCTGGATGCTCGCGCTCGCCGAGTTTCGGGCGACGCGCTGCCCCTGCGGGTGCGGCCACAACGTGGCCGAGACGACCGCGAAGGAAGGCACGTACCGGTGGAAGGTGCGCCGGGTGCGCTGCCTCGCCCGCGACGCCATGGTGGCCGCGCAGCAGCAGGCGAGCGGCAAGCCCGAGGACCGGCCGGACGCCCGGCTGTGGTGGACCGAGAAGGTGAGGTGACGCCGTGCGCTCTGCCCGCATCGAGCTGATCCTCGACACCCTGCGCGCGGTCCGCGGCGCCAAGGACCTGTCGAAGGCCACCGACGATCTCGCCGGCAACCTCGACGATACGGCCCGCGCCGGCGACAAGGCCGGCCGTGCCGTCGACCAGGCCGGCGACGACATGTCGCAGGCCGCGCGGGCGGCGGGCAAGCTCGACCGGGAGATCGAGCAGCTGACCGGGTCGCTGCGGGAGATGGCCATCGCGCAGGCGTTGACCGGGGACAACTTCTCCAAGCAGATCCGTGAGCAGGAGACGCAGGTCCGGCGGTTGACCCGGAGCCGGAAGCTGCTCGGCGTCGAGGATCTGCTGCCCACCCCGGCCGAGATGAAACCGGCTGCCGAGTCGTTCGGCAAGACGCTGATCTCCGATGTCGGTAAGGCGGTCACCGCCAGTCGGGGGATGCTGATCCCCGCGCTGGTGGGTGTCGCCGTTGTAGCGTCCCCGCTGATCGGTGCGTCCGTCGCCGCCGCCGTGGTGGGCGGTGCCGGGGTGGGCGGTGTCGTCGGCGGGCTGTTCCTCGCGGCCCGGGACCCGCGGGTGAAGCAGGCCGGGCAGGACCTCGGCACGGAGCTGCTCGCCGACCTGGAGCAGCGGGCGTCGGGATTCGTCAAGCCCGCGCTGGACTCGATCGCGAAGGTCCGGATCGCCTACCAGGGGTTCGGCGGGGACCTGGACCGGATTTTCGCCGACTCGGCGCACCTGGTCGACCCGCTCGTCAACGGGGCGCTGTCCGGCGCGGCGAAGATGGGCCACGGGTTCGCCGACGCGGTGTCGCAGGCCCGGCCGGTCGTCGACCAGCTGGGCATCACGTTCGACCGGCTCGGTCAGGCCGGCGGTGACTTCCTGACCAAGATGTCGAAGCACGCCGACGACGGCGCGCGGGCCCTCGACGACCTGACCAGCGCGACGGTCGCGTTCATCAACACGACCGGCGACATCATCGGCGATCTGGCCACCTTGTACGGCTGGTTCAGCAAGGCCAACGACGCCGTCGAGAGCTTCACCCACGGCCTGTCGATCATCGATATGCTCAACCCGAACCGGCCGTTCAAGGAGTTGTACGACGGGCTGAGGAGCGTCGTAGGCGCGTCCGACGACGCGGACAAGTCCGTGCGGCGGGTCGGTTCCGGCACGTTCGGCCTGGCTGACGCCGCGAGCTCGGCCGCTGACGCGATGCAGATCGAGAAGGACAAGACCAAGGAACTGGCCGATCAGCAGTCGCTGCTTCTGATGGGGATGGACGCGGTGAAGGCCGCGCAGACCGGCCTGCAGTACTCTCTCGACTCGCTCGGCGGGGCCACGTCTCTGCAGGGCCAGCGCGCCATAGCCCTGAAGCAGGCGATGGACAACCTGTACGGGGCGACGATCCGCAACGTCGACGCGAACGAGACCTACCAGGCGTCCTGGGATTCCCTGTCGGGGTCGGTGAAGGCCAACGGCCGAACCCTGAACGTCAACACGGTGGCGGGCCGCTCCAACCGGGACGCCCTCGAGGCGCTGCTGACCTCCAACGGCGAGCTCTACACGGCGAACATCGCCGCCGGGGTGTCGGTGGCGCAGGCCACCAAGAAGCACCAGGCCCGTACGGAGGCGGTCAAGGAGGAGGCTCGCCGGCTCGGACTGAACCGGGGTGAGACCAACAAGCTGATCGCGGCGTATGGGCACATCCCGCCGAAGAAGACCACCGACCTGGTGCTGCGCAGCGTCGACAGGGTCGCTGACGCGCTGCTCGACCTCGCCGCGATCCAGCTGCACCTGGCCAAGGGCACCGCGCTGCCCGGTGACCTGAGCCGCAGGCTGGCGCGGGCGCAGTACGGGATGCCGGACACCAAACGGGCCCACGGCGGCGTGCTGCCCGGACACGCCCCGCACGACCGGGCCGACAACATGATCTACGCGGGCACGCCGGGTGAATGGGTGATCCAGAAGCCCACCGTGCGCAAGGTCCTGAAGCAGTACGGACCCGCCGCCATGGACTACTTCAACCAGTACGGGGAGCTGCCCGAATATGCCGACGGCGGCCTGCTCAAGGCGAGTAAGGCGCAGTGGCCGACCGGCATGAACTATCGGGTCACCGCGGGTATGACGAAGGTTCCGTCCCTGGACTGGGTCATTTCCAAGGCGCCCGGCGGTCCGGGCGCGACATTCGTCCGGGCGCAGGACGGCAAGCCCTACATCTGGGCGTCCGCCGGGCCGCGCGGCTACGACTGCTCCGGCATCGTGTCCGCCGTCTACAACGTGCTGCACGGCCGGAACCCGTACAGCCACACGTTCTCCACCGGCTCGCTACCCGGCCGCTGGTTCACGAAGTCCGGCATCGGCGGGCCGCTCACCGCCGCCTGGTCCAATCCGGGGCAGTACCCGGCGTCGTCGTCCACCGGCCACATGATGGGCATGGTGGGCGGCCTCACCTTCGAGTCGTCCGGCTCCCGCGGCGTGCACCTCGGCGCCACCACCCGCCGGCTCACCGACTTCGCGCACATCGCTCACTACGGCCGGGGCGGGCACATCGCCATGGCGAACGGCGGCATCCTGCGCGAGCCGGTGTTCGGCTACGGCACACGGTCCGGCGCCACCTACTCACTCGCCGAACGCGGCCCTGAACGGGTCAGCCCACTCGGCACCGGCGCCGGCACAGTGACCATCAACGCACCGATCACCATCAACGGCTCGAACCTGAGCCCGCAGCAGATCGCGGCCGCCGTGTCGCGGGAGCTGGGCCGCCAGGCGGACGTCTACGCGAGGACGGGCTGATGTCGACGTACGACCTCGCGTTCGTCGACTCGAACGCCGCGACCCCCACGGTCCGGCTGAACCTGCAGGTCGCCGCCGCCGGCTGGTCGTGTCTCGCCGAGGGCACGGAGTTCCCGTCGCCGCCGTTCGACCGGGTCACCGCCCAGTCGGCGCTCACCGACGGCGACACCGTCCCCTCGGCCAGGTACCGCAACCGGGTCATCACCCTCGCCCTGGAACTCGACCGCGACACCGACGCCGACGCGGCGGCCACCATGCTGCAGGCCCTCGCGCGCGAGATCGACCGGCCGGGCGGGAACCTCCTGCGGTACCGGCCCGACACCAGCACACCGGTGTTCTTCAACACCTTCCGCTCCGGGTTCGAAGCGGTCGACTGGGATCCCTTCATGCGCCGGGCCCGGGTGTCGCTGCTGGCCAAGCCGTTCGCGTTCGGCCTCGAAGAGGTCCTGTCCCCGGCGACGGTGAACAACAACCCGGCCGCCGGCTCCAACGGCATGTTCTTCGACATCACCGCGCCCAAGGGTGACGTCGAGACCCCGCTGTACCTGACCGTCTCCAACGGCGTCGTCGGCACCGGCCGCCGGCGCACCGCCCTCGCGGTTCGGCGCCGCGGGACCGTGGCGAACGTGCCGCTGTTCCTGCAGGCCGAATCCATGACCCTCGCGTCGAACGTGACCCTGCCCGGCGCGGACGCGCTCATGTCCGGCGGTGGCAGCAGCTACGCCCGGATCGCGTACACCGGCACCACGAACATGGTGGGACGGCTGACCACGGCGACGAAGTTCCCGACGTCCGCGTCGACCGACGCCCGCGGCACCTACCGGGTGTTCGCCCGGGTCCGGCAGAACGTAACCACGGACGTGCACCAGATGCGTCTCGTCTGGGGCGGTGTCGACGTGCAGTTCACCAACGACACCGTGACCCTGCCCGTCGACACCGGCCCGTCCGCGCCCACCATCAAACTCATCGACCTGGGGCTGGTGCAGATCCCCGCCGGCTACGACCCGGTCAGCCGGGGCGTGTCCGGGGTGGAGATCGCCACCGAGGGCCTGTTCCTGTCACTGCAGTCGGGCCGGACATCCGGCACGGGAACCCTCGACGTCGACTACCTGCTGTTCCTGCCGTCCGACGACGACGCCAACACCGGGTACATCAAGTGGCCGGACAACGCCACGGTCACCGACTTCGTGGTGACCGGCGGCCCCCGCCCCAGCGTCTACGCGCGCAACGCGTCGGCGCAGATCACCTCGACGCAGCCCGTCGAAATCGCCGGCCGAGGCCTGATGATCACACCGGGCCGCACGAACCGGGTCTTCTTCGTCCGCGACGTCGGCACCGGCACGGCACTGACCGGCGCCGGGGACGTGCTGTCGGCGACGACCACGGTCACCGGGTCCTACTTCCCGGCCTACCTGGCACCGCTCAGGCCGGTGTCCACGTGACCCTGCCGGTGCCGCTGTCGGTGCGGCTGCGCACCACGATGCGCGACGTGCACGTCACCGACGAGATCGCCGACCTGTCGTTCGGGTCGGCGTCGCCGGGCGGCTACACCGAATGCTCCGCCACCCTGCACCGGCCGCTGTCGTTCACACCCGGCGAGGTGGCGCAGTTCGGCCGGCTGTACGTCTACGACTCCCGCGGCGTCGTCTGGGAAGGCCGCCTGCAGGACCCGGGCCGCACCGCCGGCGGCGACGGCGAGGTGTACCAGCTGGCCGCGGTGGGCGGGTCGTCGCACCTGCAGGACGACACCCGGCAGCTCATCTACGTCGACACCGACCTGACCAAAATGGTGAAGATCGACAACGCGACGCCGGGCAGCACCATCGAACAGATCTCCGACATCGACATCTCCGGCAACGCGGCGATGGTGCTGCGGATCCCGCAGGGCACCGCCGTCGACGGCGCGATCCCGTCGCGGGCCGTGAGCGCGCACATCGGGATCGCGACGGCCGGGCAGAAACTCGCCCGGGTGTCGTTCACCTGGGATTCGGGGCTGACCGCCGCGACCCTGACCGCCGCCCTGTACGCGGCCACCCAGGGCGTCGGCGCCGCCGACGTGCCCTGGTCCGCGACGTTCAACGTGGCCGGCGGGACCGTCGCCGCGGTGGTCGGCACCGACTGGACGAACGGCCGGAACCGGCCCATCATCCGGTTCCACTACTCCGGCGCCGCGGGCAACGTGTCCGCGGACACGTGGTGGCTGCAGATCAACGACCTCGTCATCCGCACCATGCTGTACCTGCGCGACGGCACCGAACGGACCTCGCCGTACGCCACCGACACCCTGCTCGTCTCCGAGGTCGTCGCGGACCTGCTCGGCCGGGTCCTGGGCGCCACCATCGACGGCGCCAACGCCGTCATCGACGTGACGACCTGGCCGGTGGAACAGCTCACCTACCCCGACGGTGTCACCCCCGCGAAGGTCCTCGAAGACCTGGTCGGCTTCGAGCAGGCGTTCACCTGGCACATCTGGGAGACGAACCCGGCCAACGACAAGTTCCGCTTCGAATGGGTCGCGTGGCCTACCACCGTGCGGTACGAGGCCGACGTCGTCGACGGGTTCAGCGCGTCGGCGTCCGGTAACACCGTCTACGACCAGGTCGCCGTCCGCTGGCACAACCGCGGCAACATCCACGTGTCGCTGCGCACCCAGACCGTACCCATGCTCACCGACGCCGGATTCAGCCGGACCGCGTTCATCGACCTCGGCGACGACGCCTCCACCCAGGGCAACGCGCACCGCGTCGGCGACGAGTTCCTCACCGAACACCAGTACCCGACCAACGGCGGCCGGCTGACCGTCGCCGGCCCGATCATCGACTACGCCGACGGGCGGATGGTGCAGCCGTGGGAGATCCGCGCCGGATCTTTGATCCGGGTCCGCGGGGTCGAGTCGTACCCCGACTCGCTGAACGGCACCGGCCGCGACGGGCTGACCGTCTTCAAGGTCGCCGCGACCAGCTACTCGGCGTCGGAGGCGACCGCCACCCTCGACCTGGACACGTACGCGCCGTCGGTGTCGCGGGCCATCGCGGAACTGAAATGGCGCCGGCCCATCATCCGGCGCCGGTAGGAGACCTCATGTCGTTGGACCTGGGCACCCCCACCACCTTGTACTTCGTCGCTGACGAGGGCACCCCGCAGACGATGCTGGCGTTCGCGTCGCACGCCATCGGGTTGACCCCGGCGCAGGTGTCCGCGTTGCCGCCCGGCCCGGGCATCGACTTCGTCAAATACCAGGGCACCGACATCTACGGGTTCCAGCGGGCTGCGGCCGGCGGCGGCATCGAATGGGTGATCACCTCCCCGACCGACCCGGACGACGCGATGCTCGCGGCGCTGCCCGGCGTGCTGGGCTGGGTGATCCCGGCGGCCCGGGACGTGTGGACGGCGCAGGACCGGGCGTTGCGCAAGTTCGGGGTTCCGCCCAACGCGATCCGGACCCGGTTCCCGCTGATGTTCGACGCGGCGGTCGACAACTACAAGGCGCAGCACGGCATCCCCTGACCGGCTGGAAGGAATCCTGATGGGACCGCACGAGCAGTGCACCGACACCGACCCGGAGGCCCACGCGGGCGAGCCGGTCGACGACGGCTGGGACGAACCGAGATGGGCTCCTGACGAAGACGCAACCCACACGCCGATCATCAACCCGAGCGCCTTTGATGATTTTGAGCCGATCCCACTTCAGCCAGCACCGGGAGAAGCGGATGGCTAGCTGGGTCCTGGTGCCGAGCCTGGTGGCCCTGAGGAATGAGTTCAACACCCTCGCGCCTACCCGGGACAAGGCCTCCGACGGCGCGATCGGCGACCTCGCCCACCAGCAGGAGTCGAGCGATCACAATCCAGATGAAACGGGCAGGACGCCGACCGAGGACGCGGACAACATCAACGAGGTCCACGCCATCGACGTCGACAACGACCTGCGCAAACCCGGCTGGACCATGGACAAGTGCGTTGAGATCATCGTCGACCGGCATCGCACCGGTGCGGACGACCGGCTGCAGAACGTCATCTACAACCGGCGCATCTGGTCCCGCTCCTGGGGCTGGACCGCCCGCGCCTACACCGGCGCCAGCCCGCACACCGAACACGCCCACTTCTCCGCCCGCTACACCAGCGCGCAGGAAGCCGACACCAGGCCCTGGGGCCTGCTCGAGGAGGACGACGTGACCAAGACCGACTTCATGGCCTGGCTCGACGAATGGGCCACCAGCACCACCGGGCAGACCGCGCTGCGGCTCGCCGCGGGCGTCGGCGTGCACAACCAGAAACTCGGACACGGCCCCACCAACATCGGCCAGGCCCTGATGGCCGTCAAACAGGGCGTCGACACCCTCACCGCCAAGCCACCGACCACCTGAGAGTGGTAGCCATACGGGGGCGCTACCACATCGGCCGGCGCGGCCGCGCCCTGCTGTTCTTCTCCGGCCTCGACCTGGTCTACGCCGTCAGCCTCATCAACCCCGACCGCACCTCGGCGACCAGCCTGCAACTCGTCTGGCTGGCGACCCTGGTCCCGCTGTGGGCCTGGGCCGGGCTGTGGGCGGCCGCCGGGCTGATCTGCGGCTGGTACGCGTTCCAGCGTTCCGACCGGTGGGGCTTCACCGCCGCCATCGTCATCAAGGTTCTGTGGGGTGGCGCGAGCATCGGCGGCTGGCTCGTCGGCGGCGTCGACCGCGGGTACGTGTCCGGCGCCATCTGGCTCACCTTCGCCGCGTTCGTGTGGACGATCTCGGGCTGGCCCGAACCGGGCAACGGGAGGGGCCCGACATGGACTCGGGAACCGTCATAACCGTCACCGCCTCGGCGGCGTCCGCGATGTTCTGCGGCTTCCTGGTGTGGCGCTCGTCGGGCCGGGCCACCGACGTCAACGAACGCGCCGCGGAGCTGTCCTGGGTCAAGGAGATGCGCCAGGACGCGACCGACACCCGCAAGGAACTCGACCTGTGCAAGCAGCAGGTCCAGACCCTGTCCCGGCAGCTTGACGTCGTGACCCGCGAAGCCGAGCACTGGATCGCGCAGTACCAGCTGGTGCACCGCACCGCGTGGCGGCCCGGTATGACCCTCGAACGGATCAAGGAACTGCTCGGCCCCGACCTGCCCCAGACCTCGAACGGGAAGAGCTGACCGATGCCCCAGTCAACGCTCGCCGGGGTGATCACCGCATCCGCGACCGTGCTCACCGCGATCGCCCTGGTGATCACCGCGATCGCCGGGCTGATCCGTTCGAGGCGCGTGGAACACAAGGTCGACGCCGTCCACACCATCGTCAACCAGCAGCGCACCGATGCGCAGAACTACCAGCGGGCCCTGATCGCGGCGCTCGACAGGGCGGGCGTGGAAGTCCCGGTCGACCAGAGTGTTGAACCGTCGAAGCCGTTGGAGGAGCCGCCACGATGATGGGTCGAGAATGCTTTGCCCATAGGCACCGCGACGACGTACCGCTCGAGGTCCATCACGTGTGGCCGACCGCGGACGGCGGGCCGAACATCGCCGCGAACCGGGTCACCGTCTGCTCCAACGCCCACAGCGCCACCCACGACCTCCTAGCCAAGATGCGCAAGGCGAAAACCGGCCGGGTGTCGTGGCTGATACGCATCCGCTACGGCACCCGGGTACGCCGCCTCGCCGCCGCCGGCTACGCCGCCATCAACGCCCGCATGGTCATCAAACCCTAGACGACGTAACCCATGAGGGAGACCGCCATGGCGGATGAGACCCAGACCTGCCCGCGCAGGCTCTCCGACTGGGGGCCGTGGGAGCGCACCGAGGGGCTCGACCGGTGGACGACCGGGCATGGAGTCGTCGGTCAGGACCAGGTCGGGCTATCGTGCTCGTTCTGTGGATCACTGCATCCGGACCGGTTCATGGAGCTGGTGCGGGACGGGTGGATCGTCGGCCCCACCGACAAGAGCTACAAGGCGTACCTCGAATCGCCGCTGAGCGACGACGAGAAAGCCGCCCGGCGCGAGCGGTGGATGACCGGTGATTCCATCGCCCTGGCGCTACGCCGTGGCGGTGAGCGCGACGGCAAGACCGCCGAGCAGATTCAGGCTGACCTCGACATCGAGTGGGAGCATCAGGCTTCGGGCTGGCTACACGGAAGCCAGTCGGCGAAGTTCTACTACCAGCACCTGTCCGAAGCGCAGCGCGACGAATTCATCGAGCTGGTGAACTCCCGTCAGATGCAGATCGGCTACCCCGGGCACCTCTATGTGACGCCGTTCTTCGCCCAGGCCAGGTCCACTGCGACACCGTAACTCCCTAGACGCGCGCCGGGCCGTCCGCCGCCCCCGCCTCGTTCCGGCCCGGCGCGCCCACCATCACCGGCGGCTGTAGTGCACGTGCTCGTCGTCAACCAGGACCTCGCCACAGCCGGGCGTCCGGCACTTCCACAACCTGACCGGCTCGTGGCACGCCGGGCAGCCGGAGTACGTCGGCACCAGGTCCTCGTGGCCGGCGCCGCAGCGGGTCGGAGCGTCCTCGAGCCAGACGATCCTGCCGTTCCGCTCCACCGGGATCAGCCGCACCATCCGGCGAATGTAACGCCGCCGTCAACAGCCCGGCCCCGATCTCAAGTATCGGGCCGTTCCCATTACATCCAAGATCGGAGCACCATGGCCAAGTACGGGAAAGCCATCGTCGCCGTGATCGTCGCGGCCATCGTGGTCGCCTACCAGGCGCTGTCCGGCGACGGCCACATCGACGCCGTCGAGTGGGTCAACGTCTCCATCGCCGGGGCCACCGCCGTCGGCGTCTACCTCATCCCCCTCGCGCCCGGCGCGAAGTGGTCGAAGAGCGCGCTCGCCGCCGTCCTCGCCGTGCTGCAGGTCCTCGTGACCGCGATCCTCGGCGGGATCGGCGCCGACGAGATCCTGCTGATGCTCATCACCGCGGCCGGCGCCGTCGGCATCTGGATCGCCCCCGCCACCACCGAAACCGGCTCGACGCCGCCGGTGACCGTCACGGCAGGCTCCGACACGTAGGGAATCACCCCAGCCCGTTCACGTTCGTCGCTCTCCGTGGCGCTGAGCGCGTAACGGCAGCTCAGAGGCAATATCAACAGAGCCGCCCCAGACCTTCATCGGTCTGGGGCGGCTCTTTCCCGTGTGCTCGGCCAGAATACCCGACCGGTCCGACAGATCAGGGACGCTGGCCGTCGCGGTAACCGGGCCGGTCGGCGTACGGCAGCGCGAGGAGCAGCAGCGCTCTCTCTGCGACGAACTTGCCATCGCCCTCGGGTGCGTCACTTGGGTCAAGGAAGTCGATGATCCGCCGCTTGGCGTCCACCTCGACGAGGAACTGCCGCACCCAATCCGCAGCGCCCGAGTCGTCGGGTAGGTTCGACAGCCACGTACGCAGGCCTGCCTCATCCGTGTTGATCTCGCCGCGCAGCCAGGTCACCAGGTCGTCCATGCCGGTCATCGTCTCACCGCGCTCTTCTTCTTCACGACGTGCATCAGGCGACCGCCACCGGCTCGCGCTCCTCGACCTCCGCCACCTCCAGCGACCAGACGCCACGGCGTAGCTGGCGGACCAGCCCGTCGGCCTCCATCCGCTTCAGGGTCGTGCCGGCCGTACCCTTCGGCAGCTCCAACTGCTCGGCGATGACACCGGTATGCGCCCGCTGCTCGTCACGGCCGCGCAGGAACGCCAGGATGCGGTCCTTCACGCGCAGCTGCGCCGGCGCGGCGACCACGATCCGTTCCCGCTGCGGCTCGGCCACCGGCGCGGCCGGGTCCATCCACTTCGCGAACGCGCCCATCGTCACCGCGTCCAGCTCCGGCACCCGCTGCACCGCCTTCGCCGCCCAGTACCGGCTGCGCTCCGCCCAGACCGACCGCGAGTACACCGGCAGCGACGACCTGGGGGCCTGCGACACCGCGATCATCGTGCCCTTCGTGTGCGCGCCCTCGGGCGTCTCCCACGGGATGTTCTGCGGTGACGGCGTACCTGACGGCAGGATCATCTCCTTCACCGAGCTGGCCGTGTTCCGGTACGACCACATGTTGCCCGCGGTCAGTGGCTGGCGCAGCGCCATGTCGTTGTGGAACTCCTCGATGCCCGGGTACTGCGTCGCGATGTCCATGAACATCCCCGTCTTGTTCTGGATCTTGAAGCACTCCTTGAAGATCTCGTAGAACTCGTCGTGCAGCATCACCATCCAGAACTCGTCGCAGGTCCACCCCACCGCCGGCGGCATCCCCGGGATGCTGGGGTCCCAGCAGTTGATGCCGACCTGCTCGTCGCCCCACTTGTCGACCCACCGGAAGTCGGCCATCATCCGCGACCGGGCGTACACGGCGTCACGCCAGCCGGACAGCTGCCGGAAGATCGCCTCAATGTCGGTGGCCTGCCACTTCGCGAGGCCGCGGCCCTGCGGTGAGCACCACGTCGGCATCGAGACACCGCCCTGCGGGTCGGCGGCCATCGGCCACACCTTCGAAGTCCAGCAGGCCTGGATCATCTTCGCCTCCATACCGGCGGACTTCCCGGTGCGGATGTCGCCGGTGAACAGCGAGTTCACCGTCCCGGCGCCGGGCAGCCACAGCCGGGCCCGGCCCCGCATCCCGTTCGGGTACAGGTGGAACGGCACACACCCGTCCGCCACGTCCTGCTCGGTAGGCATCCACGACTCGTCGTAGACGATCGGCTCGAACAGCGGGTTGTCCTCGACGACGGTCAACTTCGCGACGTGCTCGATCCTGCTGGGGGCGTAGTCGACGACCACGTTGCCGGACGGCACCTTGAACCGCTTCGCGATGTACGGCGCCGCCGCGGTCACGTCCTTGACGAGCAGCTCGGTGTCGCCCAGGTCGACGTCGGCCTCCCACCGGCGAGGACCGCCCAGATCCACGACGTTCGCCAGCGTGGTGCCGCCCATGCCCTTCACCGTCAACCACGTCGCGTCCCGCTCGCCGAGGCCGGGCAGCGGCTCAGCCGGGCGGACCCGGTGGTGCCACACCCAGCGCACCCATACCGCGAACGTCGACACCCACAGCACCCCCGCCCATGGAGGCAGCACCGTGGTCGCCGCACCGACCGACGCCCACACCGACAGCAGGGCGTAGAAGGCGGCGTACCAGACGCGATGCTCCAGCGGCTTCAGGCCGCGGCGACGGGTCAGGCCGGCCAGCGGCGCACCCAGCCACCAGTACAGGGCGGGAAGCCCGGCCGCCGCCGTGATGGCCACCGTGCGCCAGCCCTGCTCGGCCAGTCCCATCAGCGCCGCCGCCACCCACACGACCATCGCGACGTACCAGGGCGCGAGCATCCGGCCCCAGCGCCACACCCGCCGCATCGCCCGGGCGACCATCCGGCCCGCCTTGCGCAACGCCCAACGCCGCAGCCGGCGCTGCCACGACGGCGGCGCGACAACGATCGGCGCCGGTGCCGCGGCGTCGGCGAACGCGCCGATGAACTGGCCCAGACCCATCACGAGATCCCTTCTCATCAGTCGACTTCTGGCTGTCACAGCGCAGGCCCCGCCATGCATGGCGGGGCCTGCACGGAAACGGTCAGCCCGCCTTGTAGAACCGGCCCGCCGCGGTGCCGATCAGCTGCACGTGCTTCCCGGCGATCTGCTCGACGTTCTTCGCGATGGCGAGCCGCTGCTCGGCCGCGCTCAGACGGTCCTTCGCCGCCTGCGCGCGCGCCTCAGCCGGCTCCTTCAACGCCGCCACCGCACCGATGTCGGCGGCCAGGGCCCTCACCCCGGTCAGCGAGGCGACCATCTTCTCGATCCGGGCGAAGTCCTCCTGGGCCCGGTTCGAGTCGCCGGCCGCGTCCTCGAGCTCGGCGGCGGCCTCCGACACGATGGCCTTGGCCTCGGCGAGGAACTGCTCGGCGTCGACGATCTCTCCGCCGGTCGCGGTCTGAATGGGCATGGTGGTGTTCTCCTTCTGCTGCTCGGCCGGGCGGCCGATGAGGTCAGGTGTCGGGTCGGGGACGGGACGGAGCGGGAAGACGTTGCCGGCAGGCTTGGCCGGCGCGACGTCGTCCTCGTCCTCGTGCCCGTCGAAGTTGGGATCGTTCTGGCAGAAGCAGCCGGGGTTCTTACACCTCGGCTGCGCTACCGGGGCGGGCTCGTCGACCAGCTCGTCAGGCTCGACGGTCGGGGGCCCGTACCTCTCGCGGCCCCGCTCGAAGCCCTCCCGCCACGCCGTCCTGGTCTCGTCGAGCAGGTGCCTCGGCCCCCACCGCAGCGCGGCGACGGCTGCCGCCACCACGGCCGCCCACCGGGCGATCGCCGGAGCGCCCGGGTGGGCCGACTTCCAGCCGTCGATGCTCGAGCGGCGACGGCCGCTGACCGCGCGCATGGCGCGGGGGACGGCGTACTTCGTGACGTGCCAGGCACCCATCAGGGCGGCGGCGACGATGGCGATACCGAAGATCTCCATCGCCGGTCACCGCATCCCGAACAGCCAGGCGATGACGCCGCCCAGCACCGACGGGACGATCGACACCGCGGCGAGGGCGAACGCACCCACCGGGCCCGGGATCAGCGACACGGTCAACGGCACCGCCGCGGCCACACCGACGGTCTTCGTGTCGATCTGGCCCTGCCACACCCAGAACGCCAGGCAGGCCACCAACACCAGCGACAACAGGCCGGTGACCGTGGCCCCCGTCCAGCTACCGATGAAACCCGACAACTTGCCGTCGAGCTTCGTGACGCTGCCCTGCACCCATCCGGCGATGCTCGACGAGAGCAGACCCGTCGTACCCGTGAGGACCAGAGCGACGATCAGGCGGGGCCACTGCCAGCGGCCGGCCACGATCAGCACCCCAGCCGCGACGAGGCAGAGGATGCCCACGCCGGCCGAAACCACTGTTTGCACAGCCTTTCTCCCTTCCTTGTTGTGACGGTCAGTGACCGATGTAGACTGCCTCTCGCGCGCCTGCGCGCCTCTGCGCATGGATTCCGACCGCGGGTCCTTCTCTGTAATTTGCGAACTGTGAACTTCACTGCCGGTGACCAGCTCTCAGCTCGGCCGTGAACTCGGCCAGCAGGACCGTGAGCCGCTTCCACCGGTTCTCCCGCCGCTCCCGATCCGGGTCGCGGGCGATGGTCTTCCGGGCCTCGTCGAACGCCACCGCCGCGTCGTCGGACGGCCCCGCCGAGCGGCGGATCTTCTCCGCCGTCCGAGCCCGCCGGCGGGTGTCACGACGATCCGAGCGGCCGGTCACCGCTTCACCGTCGTCAAGCCCGAATCGCCGACCCGGCACCGGGCGACGATGTACGGCCGGCCGGGCAACCGCACACGCAGCTCCCAGCCCTTCGACAAGTCGAGGACCAGGGTGTTCTTCTCGGCCTTGACCAGCTTCTCCAGCCACCCCCGCAGGACGGCGTCGTCGCGCGGATCGAGGTTGGTCTGCTGGTCGTGGCGCTTCAGGTGGACGTTGTAGCGGTACAGCTGAACGTCGTATCGGTCGGCGGGCACCAGAACTCCTCGAGAAAGACGCGGCAGCCTGACGGCGCGGCGGCTGGCCAGGGCTGTCATGCTGGGGTTCCTTCCTCGGGGAGGTTTTGTGGGGCGCGGCCGGCTTGTCGAGGGCGTAGGCCGCGTCCCGCTGCTACTTCTTGCGCTTGCGCGCTTCTGGGTCGTTCTTCACGTAGAAGCCGATGCCCTTGCACCAGTGCTGTTGGCCCGGCGCCATTACGGCTGGGCAGTATCCACAGCGCACCGATCCGTTACCTAGATCCTTTGCTGGAACAGAGCCCGCCATCACTTGCCGCCCCTCTTGTCGTAGTCCCGGACCTGCTGGGCGTACTTCTCGGCCTTCGCCTTCGAATCGCCCATCGCCAGCGACGCCCGCTTCTTCTCCTGAGCCACCTGCTCCGTCACGCTCTTCGTCATCAGACTCGCTCCTCCTCTAGTTCGGGTTTGTGCCCGTTCAGCTGTTCCAGCCGCGGCGGTCGCGGGGTGCGCAGGATGCGTCCGACGTTGCTCTTCGAGGTCAGCGCCGCGTCGGCGATCCGCTGGTAACCCCAGTCCGGGTTTGCGATCTTGATGGCACGGACCACGGTCTCGATCTCGGGTTTCAACCGGACGTCCTGGTACGCCTCCTGGCCAGCCAGTTCTAGATCCGCCGGGGTGTCAGCGGCCGGGTCGCCGCCCTGCGGTTCTGGCACCCCGTCGGGCTCCAGGAACACCGGCCGGACCGGCACTGCGGAAGGCGGCTGCTCGGCGACCGCGGGTGCCGGTCCGGGTGTCACCCGGGCGGCCTCGGTGGTGTCACGGATGCGCCCACCCAGCTCCACCAGGCAGATGCTGGCCACCACGATCAGGCCGTCCACGGAGAACGGGATCAGGTGCGCCGCGCCCGGCTCCTCGCCGTACCGAAGGGCCACCCCGGCCATGTGCCAATAGCTCACCCACGCCGCGATCCCGGCGATCGTCGCCGTCGCCAGCAGCCGGGCCGCCGACAACCAGCGGCTCTGCACCGGAATCCGGGCGATCAGCTCGATCGTCAGCAGCAGCGCCAACGGCGCCCATGCGGCGATGGACTGGCTGATGAGGTTGTGTCGGGCGTGCAGGACGTTCGCGACGATCGACACCACCACGCCGAGGACCAGGACCAACCTGACCCACCGGCGCACGTTGACCAGTTGCCTCATCCCCGGCACCCCCCGCAGTGCAGTCCCGCGCAGGTCGCCCGGTGCCCGCTGAGGAGCCGGGCGGCGACGACCAGCGCGGCGACCAGTAGCAGCACGCCACCGACCGCGGTCCGAGCCGCCCACACCGTGCGAGCCAACTCGACCAGCAACGCCACCACGACGGCCATGGGCGTCAGGACCGCCGACGCGATCACGACCGGCTTGACCCAACGCCGACGCTTGACGGGCCGCACCGGCTGAGGCTCCGGGGGGCGCAGGGTGACGACGACGAGCACGCGGCCGTCCGGCACGCGCCGGGGCAGCGTCATGTCGACCAGGCGGCCACTGCGACGCACTCGGGCCACGGTCGCGGCCACGGTGGCTGGGTCGTCGATGATGCTGCGCCGGATCAGCTCGACCTGGGTCATCGGGTCACCGCCTCGTCGTAAGCGGCGGCGATGACGGCGCGCATCTTGGAGACCGAGAGCTGCCCGGCCCAGTGCTCGGCGTCGACCAGGGTGAGAGTGGTGAACGCGACGCGGGTGCCGCCGCGTTCGGGGACCCGAACAGTCCAACGGCGCGCGTCCAGGCGCACGATCTCCACGCCGGTCTCGTCATTGACGTAATGCCCGGCGGCGACGGGGCGGAACGTGATCGGACGGGCGCTCACCAGCACACCACCTGACGGGGCATCAGGGCCGCGAACGACAGCCGCGGGCCGCGGTAGGTCCGAACCCGGCGGCCGGCGAAGGACAGGCGCACCGCCGCCGCCATCGGCAGCAGCACCGCGAACGGGCCGAAGGTCATCAACAGCAGGTTCAGCAGTACGAGGTTCATCGGGTCACCGCGGCGGTGTCATCGCGGAAGTCGCTCTGCCGCGCCCCGCACAGCCACTCGATCGCCTCGGCGTAGGTGCGCCGACGGCCGTCGCGGGGGTGCTCGCGGAACCGGTCGTCGTCGGTGGCGTACCGGACCGAGCTGGGCAGGATGCCACCAGCGGCCACGTGCTCGTCTTTCAGCAGGTAGTAGTGCTCGGCCAGCGCCTCGGCGTGGTCTTCGGCGATGGCGTCGCGCTCGGCGTCGTCTTCCAGCGCCATGTCCCACGCGTAGTCGTAACGAGCCTGGTCGTCGGCGGCGTGGCACGCCTCGCAGGTGACCTTCATGGCCGTCTCTTCGCACCGGACCGGACCGGTCGCGCCGCACGAGATCACGTTGCCGTAGCGGGTCACGTGGTGGATGAGGTCGAGGGTCTCGGTCAGCGTCTGGGTCATCGTCCTGACTCCAAGCTCAGAAGAAGATCGGCAACGATGCCGCGGGTGCGCTCGTCCGCGCCGTAGCGGGACGGGTGCGCTACGAGGTCGCGGGCCCAGCGCCTGGTGTCCAGCTGGTTCTCGCGGCGTACGCACTTAGCTGCGAAGATGGTTCTCACGGTTGACTCCTAGACGAGTCGATCGAGACCTCCGGCTGGTGTTCGAGCACCGCCGGAGGTCGCTTGATGTCTTGACCTGCGTCCCTGTCTTGCGCTCGCTTCCGACGCTGGTGCTCACGAGACCGGATGCGACCGCACTCAATGCACTGGCGTCTCCCCGAGCGCCCGATACGCGTGTTTTCCGGCGTTAACGGGTGTCCGTGCTTACACACGGTCTTTGCCCTCTGCCAAGTCATGTCGGCTTCCTGGCTCGTAGGAGGAGGTGGCTGGTCCCGGCGGGGCCGTGGCATCAACCTTAGTACTGATAGCACTAAGGTTGCAAGTATGATGGCCTAAGTACTCCCGGTGCTGGTGCACTAAGGCCGCTGAGGCATGATCGGAGAGTTGATGCCACAGATAGGGGTTCTGGTGAGCAACGTGCGCAGTAGCAGCTCTGACCCGTACACAGCGCCTCAAGAGGGCGACGCCTGGGCCTCCGAAGCGGTCCGTCTTGGCAGAGTCGGCACTCAGCGTCTGCTTGCCGTTGAGACCGGCTCGCCTCCTCCTGAGGTGCAAGAAGCCCTGCAGCTCGCGCCTGGGAAACAGGTAGTCAGCCGTCGGCGTTTGATCCTCGCCAATGACCAGCCAGTCGAGATCGCGATCTCCTATTACCCGGCTTCGATCGCGGCTGGCACTCCGCTCGCTGAGATGAAGAAGATCAAGGGCGGAGCGGTCCGTGTGCTTGCTGAGCGCGGATACCCGCTGGAAGAGTCCATCGACTTCGTAACTGCCGAGAGGCCCACAGCCGAAGATATGGACCTACTTGATACCCAAAGTGACCAGCCAATACTGGTCGTCCGCCGAATCAGTGGGCCGACAGGTGGAACGCCATCTGAGTACGCCGAGAATCGCATGGCCGCTGATCGAGTTCCGCCGCTCGAATACCGTACGCGGACCAGCGCCCAATGACACAACCCGGCAAAGCTCCAGACGATGGCGTCCGGGAGCGGCAACAGCAGATCGCCGCCAACCTGCGCGCTCTCATCCTGTCTGGTGACCTTCGTGCGGGAGAACGACTCCCCTCGACGGCTGATCTGATGGCGCAATACGGCGTATCCGACAAGACGGTGCAACGCGCCTTGTCAATACTCAAAGCTGAGCGCTTCGTTGAAGGCAGGGCCGGCGTCGGCGTCTTCGTCACTGCCCACCAGCCAGCGGTGATGCATTCCAGTCACTACCCGATCCCGGCTGACAAAGGGCAGCCATACCCGTGGATCACTGAACATGTCAGCCGGGGGCATACCGCCAAGAGCGACCTTCGGCTCGTCGGCGAAGTCCCAGCGCCGGCCGAGGTTGCCGCAGCATACGAGCTCGACCTCGGTACTCCGGTCGTCGTCCGCCACCAACTGCTCAAGCTCGACAACGAACCGGCCGAATTGGTCTGGTCCTACTACAGAACTGACATGGCTCGCGGGACACAACTGGCCGAACCCCGAAAGATCAAGGGCGGGACCCCGGTTGTTCTCGCAGCGTTGGGCTACCCGCTGCGCAACGCTGTAGACCTAGTGTTGACTCGCTTGGCCACGGTTGACGAATTCACGGCATTGCAGCTGCCCGAAGACATGCCGGTACTTCGACAGTTTCGCGTGGTCTATTCAGATCACCAGCAGCCAGTCGAGGTAACCGTCATGGTAAAAGCGGGTCAGAAATACCAAATTCAGTATGATTTGCCTGAACAATGACCAAAGACAATGATCTATTCACCACCTCACGTTAGGAGCCGACCTTCTCCACGCTGGTGGCCTTGATGGTCACCTTGCTCTTCGTGCTCTTCGTGGAGACGTTCTCCTCGTTCACCGTGTACTGGTCGCCGGTCACCTCGAACGAGCCGACGAGAGGGCCGTCCTCGACACCGTTGACGTCGTAGGTGACCAGCCATGTGTCGTCGCTGCTCAGCGCTGGGCCGTCATAGGCGAACTTGACCTTCAGTGTGAGAAGGCAGCCGGCAGACCCGAAGCACTCCTTCTGGGTGATCTTCGGCGTGAGGTGGATGTCGGAGACCGACGGCGTAGCCGCAGGCGCAGGCGCCGCTGTCGTCGGATCCGGCAACGTTTCGAGCGGCTGCCCCGGCTCAGTGCCCTGGGTGGGCTGCGCCGAAGGCTTGTCCGATCCGCGCTGCACCGCGAGGGTGATGGCGACCGAGACCGCGATGACCACGAAGAGCAGAGAAGCGCCGGCGGCCAGGAAGATCCAGAGCCGGCTCCTCTTGGACGCCGCCGGGACCGCCGGCTGGGCCGGGGCGTTCTGCGGCTGATAGGGCTGGTGGGGATCAACGCTCATGGTCACTCCCGGCGGCAGGACCGGTCAGGACTGGAGCGGCCGGGCCCAGTCCCAAGACCCGGCCGCTGTGCCCAGAGTGGACGGTCGACGCCACCGGGCGGAACCGTCCCCGCGGTGAACCGGACGATCGGCGACCAGAGACGGCACCTTCGGACGTGGGTGGGTCGTCCAGTCACTGATCTCGATCGGATTGACCACTGGCTGTCGTCGCCACATCCGAGGATGATGCAAGTTTCGTACCTCAGACGGGCCCGGCACGGAGGCGACACATGACCGCATCGATCGAGCGCGACACCGTCGAGCGGGCGCTGCAGCCGTCCGCCGTGGACAAGGACAAGACGTCCCGGTCGAGTCGCCTCGTCGTCGGTATCTGGGTCTTCGGGACGGTGGCCGCCGCCGGCGGCCTGGTCCTCGTCGGCCTGGACCTCGCCCACCCGCACAGCCTGCGCTACGCCGTGTACGCCGGCGCCTGCCTCGTCGTCGCAGGGATCTGCGGCGGCCTGATCTGCCTGCGGGCCATGCTGGCCGGCTGCCAGGAGTTCTACCGGCGCGGACAGCTCGACGGCTGGATGCGCGGCTGGCGCGGACAGTGCCCCGACGTCGACGACCCGCTACTCAGGTAGCCCCCTGAACTACGCCACAACGCCATCCTTGTGAGCACAAGGATGCGATGATGGCGTATGTGGATACCGTCATCTACCTCCGGCAGAGCCAGGACCGCACCGGCGAGGAGCTGGGCGTGTCCCGCCAGCGCGAAGACGCCCGCAAGATGGCTGAACTACGCGGCTGGCACGTCGTGGCCGAGCACGTCGACAACGACATCAGCGCCGCCGGCAAACGCATCCGGCCCGGATTCGAGGCCGTCCTGACCGCCGTCCAGGACGGCCTCGCCACGTGCGTGGTGGCCTGGGACATGACCCGGCTCACCCGCAACTCCCGCGACCGGCTCCGGCTCCTCGAGCTGGGCAAGCGTCACGGCCTCACCGTTGCGTTCGTCCGCGGCACCGACCTCGACCTCAGCACCCCCGCCGGGCGGCTCACCGCGGACATCCTCGGCTCGGTCGCCCAGCACGAGGTAGATCAGAAATCCGACCGTCAGCGCCGCGCCGCCCTGCAGGCCGCCGAACAGGGCCGGCGCATCGGCGGCCGGCGCCCGTTCGGCTACGAACCCGACGGGATGACCGTGCGGGAAGCCGAGGCCGCGGCCGTGGTCTCCGGATTCGAGGCCGTCCTGGCCGGCGTCGCGCTGGGCCGCATAGCCGCTGAATGGAACACCCGCGGCCTGCTCACGCCCCAACCGAGACGCGACGGATCGCCCTCCGCCTGGACCGCCCAGACCATCCGCGCCATGTTCCTCAACCCCCGGTACGCCGGGCTGCGCTCCCACGTCACCGAGCACATGCTCGAATCGATGAACCCGCGCGTCGCCCGGCTGAATGGCATCGTGGGGCCGGCCGCCTGGGAACCCCTGGTGTCGGAGGAGACCTGGCGCGCCGCCGTGGAGATCCTCACCGACCCGTCCCGGGCCAACCTTCCGCGCTCCGGCCGGGGCCTGCTCACCGGCGTCGCCCGGTGCGGGGTGTGCGGGGCCACGGTCCACCGGGGTGCCGCGCCGGCCAGGGGAGGGCGGCCCGGGCACACCACATATCGGTGCCGGGCGGCGATGGGGCACGTCGGCCGCGCGGCGCGGCCGGTGGACGAGTACGTGTCCGAGCTCGCGGTGCAGCGCCTGCAGAACCCGGACGCCGCCCAGCTGCTCGCCGGTGACAGCAGGCCGGACGCCGCGAAGCTGCGCCGGGAGGCCCGTGCCCTGCGGGTGCGCCTGGACAGCCTGGCCGGGCTGCTGGCGGACGGGGTCCTGACCGAGACCGGCGTGCGGCGGGAGTCGTCGAAGCTGCGCGCGAAGCTGGCGGAGGTGGAGGCGGCGCAGGCGGTCGCCGGCCGGGTCGACGTGCTGGGGCAGCTGGTCGGCGCTCCCGACGTGCGCGCGGTCTGGGAGGGCCTGGGCGTGGGCCGCCAACGTGCCGTCATCGAGACGCTGATGACCGTGACGCTGCTACCCCCCGGACGTGGTACGCGGACGTTCCGGCCGGAGTCCGTCGTCATCGCATGGACTGCCTGACCCGGCTTCGACCTCGGCACGAAGTTCCAGCACTATCCGGATCGCCTCGAGCTTCTGCAGGGGCGTCATCGTCGTGGACGCGTAGATCATCTCGATCTCGTCCGAGGTCTGACGGCTCCCGTGCAGGCCCGGCGCAGTGGCGGTGACGACCTCCGGACGGAAGCTCGGCTCCCCTCCCTCGGCAACGCTCGCGAAGCTGCCTGTTTCCCAGCCGAGGGCCTCCTCGAGCGACGCGATGGTCACCGCGTCGAAGTTCCCGCGTCGACCGTTCTCAATGTCGCTGATCACCCGAGTACTGACGCCAACTGCAGAAGCGAAGTCTCCACGCTGCTTGAAACCGAGCTTGACCCTGCGCGCGACCACGTAGCTACCGAGACGCTCCCAGTCCGACATGCGCCCATCATCTAGGAAACATTCGGCAACCGACAGCCTCGACACGGAATCCGACATACCAGCCTCCCCACAGGGCCATACGTGAATTGATCTCAAGGATACGGCCGATCTGCCGACCCCGGTAGTGGGCTGGTTCTTCCAGCATCCGGTTGTTTCCGTTTGCTTCTTGACATGGTGCCGTCTGGTTCCTAATGTTTCCCACATGCCACTCCCCAACGGCCCCGCCATCAAGGCGATCCGAGAAGCCAAAGGGTGGAAGGGCGTCCGGCTTGCTTCCGCAGTAGGCATCAGCCGCTTTCACCTGTCCAACATCGAGAACGAGTCCGGCAAGAAGGCCTCCGTCGAGGTCCTGCGGAAGATCGCCGACACCCTCGGCGTCCCGCTGGCAGCCATCACCAGCGCCTTCTCCGTCGAGGAGATCGCCGGCGACGACGAGGGCGACGACGAGCACGTCTGCGTCTGCGGCCGCGTCGCATGAACGCCCACGTCCGCGAGCACATCCGCCGGCTCGTCGCGGCCGCACCGCCGCTGACGCCCGACCAGCGCGTGCGCCTCGCCATCCTGCTGCGCCCCGACATGCCCGTCGGCATCCGTAAGGACACACGAGCCGGACGAAGGAACGCGGCATGACTGCCGTGGACCGGTACACGAGGTCAGCCGTCGAAGCGAGGGGCTGGGCGTCCGGCAGCTCCCTGGAGAACCGGTTCGCGCTGCGCCTCAACCGGATCGGCGTTCGGGCCACTGACCTCGTACAACAGCACACGGTCGGTGCCTACAGGATCGACTTTGCCGACCCCGATGTCTTCATGGGTATCGAAGCCGACGGCTTCTTCCACCGGATGCCCGGCGCCTCCGAGCGGGACCGCGAGCGCGACGCCTGGCTGCTCACACAGGGTTGGCACCTCTTCCGCATCGCCGACGACTGCGACGAACCAGAGCTCGAACAGCTCCTGTGCTGCGCAGTCCTGCTGATCCGCGAAGAGCGCGTCTACCAGGGCCTGCCCTGGAAGCGCGAGCCGCGCTCGCGCAAACAGGCGAAGCCGTCCCGGCTGGCCCAGATAGCCGGCTACCGCGCCACGGCCATCGAGGCCACCTGAGCCCGGTCCCGGGCTGGCTGAGCCGACCAAGACCACCAGCTCGGGACCGATTCGACAGCAAGTGCCCCCAGCGGCTCATCGCAGAACTCACTGAGGGCACCTAACCGAAAGAAGTATCCCATGCCAGCCGAACAGCTCCCACCCACACCGTCCGACCAGCCTGAGCAGCGCGCCCCCTGGCTGTACGGCGACGTCGCCGCCACCGCCCGGTACCTGCGCGCGGAGATCGACGCCAACCCCGGCCTCGGCAGCGTCGTCGCCGACACGATCGCCATCACGATGATCAGCTCCATTCACGGGCTCATCGGCGACGCCGAGGGGAAGTGCCGGCTGACCGTCGCCGTCCTTGACGCCCTCGACCAGGCCGTCACCCAGTCCGAGGGCGGCGACCTCTGATGGCGACCGTCGACAACACCGCCCTGCTGGAGCGCTGCTTCCACGCCTTCGAGACCGGCCTGCACACCGCCGACCAGCTCACCCTCGACCACGAGGCCGAACGCGCCGAGTACCTGCCCGCGTCCCCGCTGACCCGGCGGATGCGCCAGGCCATCGACACCGAACGGGCGCTGCGGACCGGGAGCGCCTCATGACCAATCACCTGAAGGGTCCCTGGCGGGCCGTCCTGTCCGACGACCACGGATACGTCTACCCCTCCGTCGAGCGAGCCATCGAGGAGTGCGGCGAGGAGGAGTGGGCCGAGATCAGCATTCGTCGGGCATCCGCCCTGCCGACGCCTGAGGACGACGACCCGGAGGCGGTTCTGAGATTGCCCGGCTCGTACGCCGCTGGCGACTGCATCTTCGAGCTCAACCTCTACTTCGGTGACGACGGCGACCGGTCCACCGGCTGCTTCGTCCGATACGAGCAGGCGAAGGCTATGGCCGCTGGGCTCAACGCCGCAGGCGGTGCCTCATGACTGCGCCAGTCAGCAAAGGCGACCGCTACCTGTTCGGCGCCCAGCCGTCCGTAGTCGTGACCGTCACGCGGGTCGCCCGGGACGAGTCCTGGGCCGACATCCGCTGCACCGTCCCCGGCTCGACGTGGACAAAGCGGCAGCCGCTCCCGCTCTCCGCCACATTCCGGCGCGTCGAAGGCGGTGCCCGATGATCGCCGAAATCGTCACCGTCTGCGTCACCCGCCTGCTCGACCAGCTCGGCAACACCCCCGACGCCGTCGCCGACCGGCTCCGCGCGCTGAACGTCAAAGGTGCGCGGATCGCCTGCGGGCCCTGCCCCATCGAGATCTACCTGCTGTGCTCCGACCTGAACCCGGCGCAGGTCGTCGTCGGCGACACCTACGCCACCCTCGACTTCGGCGACCCCGTCGACCAGCGCGTCAACGTGCGGCTACCGGCCGCGGTCACCGCGTTCATCCACCGCTTCGACGACGGCGTCTACCTCGACCTCGTCGGCATCCCGGCGGTGACCCGATGAGCTGCCCTGACTGCAGCCCGACCGAGTACTGCGGCTGGCACTGGACACCCGAGATCGAAGACGCCGGCTGGACCGAGGTTGCGAACCGCATGGAGCGCTGGGCGCACAACGGCTACGCCGGCGACTGGCGAGACCCGCAGTACGACGAACCCGAAGCGGGTGCCCGATGACCTACTTCTTCCACAGCGAGCTGCGCGCCGTGTCCCGCGACCTGCGCGAACACGCCCACCTCGCACCGCCCACCTACCTGCAGGTGTGCGCGAAGTTCGGCTTCGACGCCACCGCGACCGCGATCAACGATTGGAACGCCGACGGCAAACCCGGCCACTACAGCGACTACGCCGACGGCGACTGGACGTGGGCTCGGAAGGACGGCGGTGACGGCCATGCGTGACGACTGCGCCCGCTGCGGGCAGAAGTTCGACCCAGCCGACACGTCTTTCAACGGCCGCGCCCGGTACCTGGACACCAAGTTCTGCCGCAGTTGCATCGACAGGTGCCACGAATCGACCGACTTCGCGCACACCTGCGCCGTGTGCGCCACCGACAGCTGGGCGGAACAGGACGGTGCCCGGTGACCCGCTACGAGGCCGCCCTCGAATACATCCGCGCCCTCGACCGGGCCCGCACCGCGCGCAGCTGCGGCTGGACCAGCCACCAGCACTACGAGCAGGTACGCGACGCCGAACGCGCCTACACCGCACTGTCCGCGACCAGCCCGGGGAGGGCGGCATGACAGCTGCCTACCTGGACTTCCTCGCCCGCAAGCAGACTGCCGCCCGGGCCATTGGAACTGACGTCGACGTCGCCGCGGTCCACCCGTCGCTGCACCCCTGGCAGGCCCGCATCGTCACCTGGGCCGTCAAGGTCGGCCGGGCCGCGATCTGGGCGGACACCGGGCTCGGCAAGACCCGCATGCAGCTCGAATGGGCCCGGCTGTCCGGCTCGCGCACCCTCATCGTGGCGCCGCTCGCCGTCTGCGCGCAGACCGTCAAGGAGGCCGCGACGATCGGCGTCGACGTCCGGTACGTCCGCGAGGACTACCGCTACGTCCGCGAGGACTACCGCCCGGGCGAGGACGACGCGATCCGGATCACCAACTACGAGATGGTCGAGCACTTCGACCCGGGCGTCCTGGACGCCGTGGTGCTCGACGAGTCGTCAATCCTCAAAGACGTCACGTCGAAGACCAGGGACATGCTGATCGCGCATTTCGGTCGAGTCCCCCGTCGCCTCGCGTGCTCCGCCACGCCAGCCCCCAACGACGTCGCCGAGCTGGCCAACCACGCCGAGTTCCTCGGCCAGGCCACGCGCCGCGAGATGCTCTCGACGTACTTCGTCCACGACCAGGACGGGTGGCGGGCCAAGGGCCACGCCCGGGCGCCGATGTTCCGGTGGATGTCCACCTGGGCGGTCGCGCTGCGCCGGCCGTCGGACATCGGCTACCCCGACGACGGCTACGTGCTGCCGCCGCTGCAGGTGACGCCGCACCTGATCGACGTCGACCTGCCCGCGCCTGAAGGTCAGCTGTTCGCCACCGACCTCGGCGGCGTTGGCGGCCGAGCTCAGGTGCGCCGCTCCACCCTCGACGCGCGGTGTGCCCGGGCCGCCGAGCTGGTGCACGCCGAGCCCGGCGAGCCGTGGCTGCTCTGGTGCGGGCTAAACGATGAAGCCGACCAGTTGGCCCGGGCTATCCCCGGCGCGGTCAACGTGCACGGCTCGATGAAGCCCGAGCAGAAGGCCGAGCTGCTGCTCGCGTTCGCCGCCGGCGACATCCAGTACCTGATCACAAAACCCGGAATCGCCGCATTCGGCCTCAACTGGCAGCACTGCGCCCGCATGGCGTTCGTCGGGATGAACGACTCCTACGAGGCCTACTACCAGGCCATCCGCCGCTGCTACCGGTATGGCCAGAACCGGCCGGTGCACGTGCACATCGTCCTGTCCGAGCTCGAAGGGCAGATCGCCGCCAACGTCACCCGCAAGGAGCGCGAGGCCGCCGCCTTCACCAGCGAGCTGGTCGAGCAGATGCGGGTCGCCGACCACTGGAGCGCCGCCGCATGACCGCCGCGACCGAAACCTACGACGACACCTACCAGACCGACGAAGCCCACGGCGACAACTGGACATTGATGCTCGGCGACAGCTGCGAACGCCTCGCCGAGATCGCGACCGACAGCGTCGACCTATCCGTCTGCAGCCCACCGTTCGCACAGCTGTACAACTACTCGCCCAGCCCGCGGGACCTGTCGAACAGCCGGACCCGCGGTGAGTTCTTCGAGCACTACCGCTACATCATCCGTGAGCAGTTGCGCGTCACCCGACCCGGCCGGGTCGCCGCGGTGCACGTCGCCGACATCACCCAGCAGAAGGTAATGCACGGCGTCATCGGCCTGACCGACTTCTCCGGCGAGGTCGTCCGCGCCTTCGTCGACGAAGGATGGATCTTCGACGGCCGGGTCACTGTCGACAAGGACCCCCAGGCTCAGGCCATCCGCACCAAGAGCCACAGCTTGTTGTTCGTCACCAAGGACCGTGACGCATCCATGCTCCGGCCAGCCCTACCTGACTACCTGCTGAAGTTCCGCAAGCCCGGCGACAACCCTGTCCCGGTCAAGTCGGACGTCACCAACGAGGAATGGATCCTCTGGGCCCGGCCGATCTGGCTCGACGTGAAGGAGACCAACACCCTCAACACCCGAGCCGGGAAGGAAGACGCCGACGAGCGGCACATCTGCCCGCTGCAGCTCGACTTCATCGAGCGGTGCATCCGGCTCTGGTCCAACCGCGGCGAGACGGTCCTGACCCCGTTCGCCGGGATCGGGTCCGAGGTCTACACCGCCGTCAAGCACGGCCGCCGCGGTGTCGGCATCGAGCTCAAGACGTCGTACTGGGCAACTGCGGTAACGAACCTGCGCCGGCTCGACGACGAGATGGCGCTGCCGACGCTGTTCCACGCAACCGGCGGTGAGGCATGACGATCGCGCTCGGCGTCATCGCCGCCGTCTCGCTGCTCTACGTCCTCGCCGCGCTCCTGCTGCTCTACGCCCTGCACCTGCGTCGGCAGCGCAACAGGCTGCGCGACACCAACCGGCAGCTCACCGACCAGCTCGACATGTACACCGCCTGGTTCGCCGTCGCCGTCGAACAGACCCTGCACCTCGACGGAAGAGGCCGCCATGGCGACTGACCGCAAGTTCGCCTCGATCACCTGCGTCATGCCGGACTGCGACGCGCCGCTGTACGTGCACTGGGAGACCACGTCGGCGCTGGTCCTCGGCGACCTGGACGACCCGCAGCCCATCAGCCCCAAGGACTCCGACACCAGCACCTGGACGGTCGTCTGCGAGGAGGGGCACGCCATCCTGCTGCCGACCTCCGGCGGACCGGACTGCTGCGACGGGACCGCCTGCCACTGCGACGTCGACGTCAGTGACGAGTACCGGACGTTCCGCGCCTCCGACCTCGGCCGCCTCGCCGCCCTGATCGAACGCATGGGCGGTGGCCGCCATGGCGACTGACCACGACGCCCTCGTACCGGTCACCTTCACCCACCTGCTGATCAACCCGGAGCTGGCCCGGTTCCTCGGCGCGGGCCCCGACAGCCGGGCCGTCGTCCAAATCGGCCAGCAGCGGGTACGGGTCGTCGGCGCCTACTACGACGACCACACCGACCAGATCGTCCTGTACCTCGCCGACCAGGGCGAAGGCGGCGACCGGTGACCCCGCTCGACCGGCTGCCCGGGCGCACCGTCCTGGTCGGCGCCGACTGCGGCGTCCAGTTCGCCGGCGGCCGGCACCTCATCCTGCGCGTCATCGACGTCACGGCCTCGAAGTCGTGGGACGGCATGGCCTGGATCAGCGGCTACGTCCTCGACCACAAAGGCGAAGCCGTCGACAAACGCGAGCTGTACGTCATCACCGACGGGCTGCTCGTCATCACCGGCCTGTCACCCGTCATGGAGTCGGCATGCACCTGCCCGCCGATCAAACGCCCCTTCCCGCACCGCAAGGGATGCCGGCGCGCGCACCTCACCGGCGCGTTGTCGATCGAAGACCGCGCCGCCAAGCAGCGTGCCCGCAACATCGGCCCGGTCATCCCGCGGCCCCGCACCTCCACCGAGACGATCCCCGGGAGCACCCGATGAGCGACAAATACTTGATCTGGAGCAATGAACACCAGGCGTGGTGGCGTCCCGCCCACCGCGGCTACACCGGCTACATCGAGGAGGCAGGCCGCTACGACCAGGACGAAGCCATCGAAATAGTCCTCAAAGCGTCCTGCGATTTCCGGCTGCACACCACGCGCACCAACCCGGTCACCGGTGAGGAGTACGAGCAATACCCCGAGGTGATGGTGCTCGCGCCGGAAGCGAGCGTGCCCTACCGGCCTGCCAGCGACGGTGGTGCGGCATGAAGGCGTTCACCGGCTGGCGGAACGTCGGGTACGCCATGCGCTGGGCCCGCACCCAGGCATGCGTCACCTACGACGTCACCCGGATGCCCGGCACCATCGAATACCGGTGGCGCAACGGCGACCACGGCTACGTCTGCGTCGTCCACTGGGACGACAGCGAAGTCCGGGCAGGCAACGACTGGACCGGCGTCACCCTGCGAGACGCCGACGCGGCCACCGCCCTCGACGTCCTCGCCGCCCTTCAGCTCATCCCGCGCAAGTTCAGCAGCGCCTACCAGCAGGGCCGCGCCGAAGGCGCCGGCGAGGCGCTGCTCGAGATGGCCGAAGCCGTCTCCGCCGGCCGGCAGCAGTCGGGGGTGCCCTGGTGAAAGATCTGCCCTACCTGTGCCCGCGCTGCCTCACCGAACTGCCCGCCGGCTACCCGTACGACCACGTCGCCGTCGACTACGCCCTCGCCGGCAACCACGCCGTCTACACCGCCATGGGCCAGGCCGAACGCCGCGAGGTCGTCCACGCCGGACGCGCCCAGGGACTCAGCGACAACGCGATCGGCATCAGGGTCGGCCGCAACCGCACCCACATCCGCCGGCTCATGGGCGGACGGATCAAGAACCGGCTCAGCCCCGAACGCCTCGCCGAGATCGACGAGCAGGTACGCACCCTGTGGGAACAGCGGCTCACCGACGCCGCCATCAGCCGGCACGTCGGCGTCAAAGGCGAACAGGTCGTCCGGTCCCGGTACCGGCAAGGGCTGCCCGCCCTGTTCGGGCCCGGCGGCAAACCCCTCGACCGGCAGCAGGTGGCGGCGTGAGCGACGTTCGAGTACTGATCACCGGTTCGCGCACCTGGGACAACGCCGACCTCATCGGCAGCAAGCTCGACGCGCTGCACAAACAGCACGGTGATGCGCTGGTCGTCGTCCACGGCGCCTGCCCGAAGGGGGCGGACTTCATCGCCGACAACTGGTGCAAGATCCGAGGCGTCCGGGTCGAACGATTCCCCGCCGACTGGAACACCCACGGCAAGAGCGCCGGACACCGCCGCAACCAGCAGATGGTCGACACCCGGCCCGGTCTCTGCCTGGCATTCATCCGCGACGCATCCCCAGGAGCGACGGGCTGCGCGGCCGCCGCGCAGCTAGCGGGCATCCCGGTGACCCGGCACGAGTACGCCGCCCTCACCACCGACACGGCCCCGCCGTCGACCATCACCGAGCTGCGCCAGGTCCTCATCGACTTCGAAGCCGCCCGGCCCCGCAGCATGCAGAAGGAACTCGGCCCGTCCGAACTCGGCACCCCCTGCCAGCAGCAGATCGCCCGCAAACTCGCCGGCGCGCCGCGGCGCCCGATCACCGAGCCCACCTGGGCGCCGTTCCAGGGCACCGCCGTGCACGCCTCCATGGAGGACGTCGTCGCCTACTGGAACGCGTCGCTGGGCAGGGAACGGTGGCTGGCCGAGGACCGGCTCGTCGTCGACCCCGGCCCCGGGCACTACCCGGCCATCGAGGGCAACGGCGACGCGTTCGACCTGGACCACGGCATGGTCGTCGACTGGAAACACGTCGGCACCACGTCGCTGACCAAACTCCGGACGGCGAAGCGGCTCGGGAAACCGCCGCGGGAGCAGGTCAGCCAGGACTACCGCATCCAGGCCCACCTGTACGGGCTCGGCCACGCTAACAAAGGCCGCGACGTCAAGCACGTCCGCCTGGTCCTGCTGTCACGTTCGTGGAAGTACGACGACTCCGACGAATGGACCGAGCCCTACAACCCGGACCTCGCCCAGTGGGCCATCGAACGGTACTGGGGCGTCGTCGATCTGGTCGACGAGCTCGACGTCACCAACCGCCCTCACGCGATCGCGGCAGTGCCCGCCAACCCGGGCAACTGCGGCTTCTGCCCGTTCAAGCGCGGCGGCCAGCCCTCGGATTGGGACGGCTGTGCCGGCGACGAGGCAGCCCACGAAAGGCGGATCGACCGGCTCACCGACGGCCTCATCGCCGCCACGTAGACCCCCGCGCCGCACGGGCGCGGGCCGGAGGAAACCAGCAGTCCAGGAGATCAAGGAGCAGCAGTGGACGCGAATGACCTGCTCATGGGGGGCGGCGTCAAGTCGGCCGCCTTCAAGAGCCCAGGCACCGTCGTCGGAGGGTCGATCCTGCGCGAGCCGCGGGTCACCCAGCAGACCGACTTCGACACCCAGAAGCCGAAGTTCTACGACGACGGCAACCCGATGATGCAGATCGTCGTGCAGGTCCAGACCGACCAGCGCGACGACACCGACGACGACGGAGTGCGGGCCTTCTACATCAAGGGCCAGATGCGCCAGGCCGTCGCCGACGCCGTGCGCGCGGTCAAGGCCAAGGGCCTCGACGTCGGGGGCGCCCTGTTCGTCAAGTACGAGCGCGACGAGCCCAACAGCCGCGGTCGCGGCAATGACAAGAAGGTGTACGCCGCGAGGTACACGCCGCCCGCCGGCCAGGCCGCCAACGACGCACTCATGGGCGATCAGAGCGCTCCGACCGTAAAGCCGGCCACCTCGCAGGCCCCCGCCAACGGGGTCTACTCGGACACCCCGCCGTTCTAGATGGCCGAGTCCCGGGCCCTGCCCAGCTACTGCCACTTCGGCGACCACGGCCATCAAGCCGCGTACGCCGTCGACAGCGGAACCCGCGAATGCCTGACCTGCCTGAACCATCTCGAGCAGGCCAAGCGGTGGGCAGGGCCCGGGACCACCGTCACACCCCTGCAAGGACACGAACCACCGCCCGAACAGCCACCCCTGTTCTGACCCGCAACCAGCGCCACAGAAAGGGCCAGCAGGTGACCACCACGCTCGAACCGGGCACAACACTCGCCGCCGTCGAGGCCATGACCAGCCGGGAGACGTTCACGCGTGCCCAGGTCGCCTACCTCGTGCACCTCGCCTACGAGACCGGCCGGCTGCACGGATACGCCGGTGAGATGGCCGAGACCGTCGAATGCTGGCGCGAGTACGTGCAGCCGCGGACCACCCGCGTCCAGCGCCAGGCCGCCCGCGACGCCGTCATGCGCAACCCGCCGGCCGGCACCTACACCGGCGGGCCCGTGGACTGGGACACCGGCAGGCCGCTGCGGGAGGCCCCGTGAGCGAGCTCAGCGCCGACGACATCGCCGCGGAGATAGCCAGCCAGAGCGGGCTCGCCGGCACCCACCGCACGTTCCGCCGGTGGCTCGGCGCCGAATACGACACCGGCTCGCTGGACGCCGTGCTGTCCGTCGCCGCCTGCGAGAAGCTCGGCGGCGACCCGCCCTGGCTGCTCGTCGTGTCCGGCAGCGGCAACGCCAAGACCGAGACCGTCGGGGCGCTCGCCGGCATCGGCGCGCACGTCACCTCCACCGTCACCAGCGAAGGCGCATTGTTGTCGGCGACCCCCGCGCGGGAGAAGGTCAAGGGCTCAACCGGCGGCCTGCTCCGCAAGATCGGCGACGGCGGTGTGCTCGTCGTCAAGGACTTCACGTCCATCCTGTCGATGAACCGCGACCTGCGCGCATCCGTGCTCGCCGCGCTGCGGGAGGTCTACGACGGCCGGTGGGAACGCAACGTCGGCACCGACGGCGGCAAAACCCTGACCTGGGTGGGCCGCATCGTCCTCGTCGGGGCCGTCACCACCGCCTACGACTCGGCGCACGCCGTCATCGCCGCCATGGGCGACCGGTTCGCACTCGTACGCGTCGACTCCAGCGTCGGGCGGCTCGCCGCCGGCCGGCAGGCCCTGACCAACGTCAACCACGAAATCGAGATGCGCCGCGAACTGTCCGACGCCGTCCGCGAACTCATCGGCGAACACCTCGACCCGGAACGCGCGGAAATCACCGAATCCGACATGGACGTGCTGCTGGCCGTCGCGGACCTGGTGACGTTCGCCCGGACCGCCGTCGAACGCGACTACCAGGGCAACGTCACCGAGGCGCACGCGCCGGAGATGCCGACCCGGTTCGCGAAGATGCTCGGCCAGATCGTCCGCGGCGGGCTCGCCATCGGGATGGACCACGACCGGGCCCTGTCGACCGCGGTCAGGGTGGCCGGCGACTCCATGCCGCCGCTGCGCCTGGCGCTGCTGACCGACCTGCTCGACCACCCGCACTCGACGACGAACGAGGTCCGGAAACGCCTGCAGCGCCCCCGCAACACCGTGGACCGGGAGCTGCAGGCGCTGCACCTGCTCGGCCTGCTGCAACAAAACCAGGAGGAAGGGGACAGAGGGTGGCGATACGTCCTCGCCGAACCTATCGATCAAGGCGCGTTGAAGACGCTTCGTTCCAGAAAAGTCAGTACCCAGAATATTGGAATACAAGAAGAGCAGAGCACGCCTGTTCTAGGTTCTGACATTTCTGGAACGGCAAGCGGCCCGAATGTCCCGGTTGCGCCCTCTTCCGCCGGTGCGCCTCTCTGGCCCGACGACGACAAATGCCCGGGCTGCGGCTTTCCGCCCGAATCTAACGGCCACCGCGCCAACTGCGACGGCTCGCCGTGACCGCCGGCCCCGAGCACTTCGCCACCATCGCCGACCGCCTGTTCGTCCGACTCAGGGAGATGACCATGTCCACCACGGACATCAAGTCCATTCAGACTCGCTACGCCGGTTGCCACTTCCGGTCCCGGCTTGAAGCCCGTTGGGCGGTGTTCTTCGACCACGCCGGCATCTCATGGGAGTACGAACCGCAGGGCTACGTCATCGAACCGTATGCATCGCACAACACCGACGCCGGAGCGAACATCTCCGGCCCCTACGGTCCGACGCCTTATCTGCCGGACTTCCTGCTGCCTGATTGCGGCACCTGGATCGAGGTCAAAGGCGATTCGCGCGGCATCGACCTGCCACTGATGGAGGCGGCATGCCGCCAGCTCCCTGACCGGGCCGGCGCCGGCCCGCGTCTGATGATCCTCGGGCCCATCCCCGAGCCCACCATCGTTGGTGACTGGGCCTGGCACGCCTTCAGCCCATGCAGCGGGCCATGCTGTGAAAGGGAGCCAAGCGTGCACTGCAATCTCTGCGACGGATCAGGCGTGGACCACAGCAACTGGGGGTTCGGCCGGTTCCATAAGAACCGGCGGCCGTGGTGGCTCAGCAGCAGCGGCCCGGACTGGGTTACGCCGGCTCTGGACATGGACGAAACCTGCGACGACGTCGTCTTGGCCGCCTATCGGGCGGCCCGCTCCGCGCGGTTTGAGCACGGCGAAACTCCCCGGACGCACTCATGACCGAGCCCCTGCAGTCCGCCGAGGACCATCTGCGCCGCGGCGAGCAGCGCCGCGCCTGCGCCGAGGTGGCCCGCGACGCCAACGACTTCGCCCTGGCCCGCGACCACCGCGACCGGGCGGTCGTCGACTACCTGGCCGCGCTGGCCACGTGCGCGATCTGGCCGGCGTGGCCGCCGCGGGTCGTCGAGCCGGACTCGCCGGAGGCGCTGGCGATGCTCGCCGAGCTGAGGCTGGCGCGGGGTGTGCAGGCCCGGCTGCGGCTGGTCGCCGACGCCGCCCGGGTCTACGTCGAGTCGGAGCCGGACAGCCCGGCTCGTGCCGACGCGTATGAGCGGCTGTTTGCCGCGGTCAGGGAGGACTCGTGACCTCCCGCAGCAAGGCGAAGGGCTCCGGCGCCGAACGGGCCGTCGTCGAGCATCTGCGCGCCAACGGCTTCCCGCACGCCGAACGGCGACTGGCCGGGTCGGCGAAGGACCGAGGGGACATCGCGGGGGTGCCATCGGTGGTGATCGAGGTGAAGAACTGCGAGCGGACCGCGCTGGGCGCGTGGGTGGACGAGGCGGTGCTCGAGCAAGCGAACGACGGCGCCGACTACGGCGTGGTGTGGCACAAGCGCCGCGGCCGTGGTGACGCCGGCCAGTGGTACGCCACGATGCCTGCCGCTCAGCTGGTTCGGTTGTTGCGGGCTGCGGGCTACGGGGAGCCGTTGACGGCCCCAGCGTCCACACAGAGCGCCGAGCTCGGCTCGGAGGATCTCGGGGACCCTCAAGCCCGCAGATTGGCTCTGAGGGGCTTCAGCGCCGGTCCGTCTCGGATGGGCGGCTTCTGATGCCCGTGCGGATCCAGCGGAAGCGGACGACGGGTTGGCGCATGCCGACCAGCGCGCGTTACGTCGGCCGGCCCGGCTACTACGGCAACCCGTACAAGCCCGGAGAGGTGTACCTCGTCGGTGATCTCCTGCCGTTCCCGCTGCCGACCGAGAGGACATGGGAAGGGCCGTGCGGGTCGCAGAACCTGCGTGCTGTGAAGTGCGCTGATGTCGATCAGGCGGTTGCCTGGTATCGGCTGTGGGCCACTACGGCTTTGGAGCCGCGCACCATCGAGCTCCTCCGCGGGATGGATCTCTGCTGCTGGTGCCCGCTCAGCCAGCCGTGCCACGCCGACGTGCTGCTCGAACTCGCCAACCCGGGAGGCACAGCGTGATGGAGTCGGTCGACGACCTGGCGGTGACGTGGACGTTGCACGGCCCGGAGCTGGCCCGCCGGGTGCTGGCCCAGGCCGACAGGTGGGAACTGCTCGGCGTGGACCGGCGGCCGTGGGAGGTCCTGCGCGACCTCGTCGACTGCAGGCACAACCCGCTCGCCGACTCCCTGCCGGAGCTGGGTGATCCGCCGACGCAGCATCAGCCGCTGCGCCCGGCGGTCCCGCGGGCCCCGGAGCCGGGGTCGTGATGGGCGTGCTGCCATCCCCGTGGAGGCTGTGCCGCTGCGGGCACTCGATGCTGCTCCACGACGTCGACGACATGGAGGGGAACAACCCTTTGTGCTGCGTCGAAGGATGCGATCAACGGGGCTGCCGCAGCCTGGAGACCAGGGTCGAACAGCGCTCGCCGGAGCCGGGGTCGTGATGCACGCCCAGCCGGTCACCTGCGCCGTCCTGGTCAAGACGCCGTGGCGTATCCCGTGCGGCTTCGAGGCGGTCGCGACGATCATCAGGGGTGCCGACGTGTTCGGCGTCTGCCAGTCCCACGCGGCGACGGCGGTGTTCTTCGGCTACGTGCTGACGTTCCTGCCGCAGCGCCCGGCCGCGAGCGAGCCGGGTTCATGACCACCGAGAAGGAGATACCCGTGACCGTCGGCGCTGCAGGCTGCTGCGAGGTGTGCGGCGTTTCTGATCCGAACTGGCGGGTGCTGCGCCGTGGTGACGCCGTCGTGTCGTGGGGCTGCGACGACGACGTCTACACCGTGTTGCACAACCTGCAGCGCGACTGGGAGATCACCGAGCTGGTGGTGACCAACGCATTGAAACAGCGCGAATGGGTGAGCATCCAGGGCACTCTCGACGCGATCGCTGACCACGCGATCGGTGACATCGGTCCGGCTGCGAACGAGCCCGGATCATGAGCCGATCGGGGCAGACCGCGAGTGACTACGGCGCGCATACGCTGCCGCCGACCCATTGGATCGAGTACGGGCCGTGCGGGTGCGGGGCTCAGCCGGGCAGGCCGTGCTGGGACCGGCGGATGAAGCACGTGCCGGATCGGGCCATGTGGACGCCACATCCTGAGCGGCAGTTCTACGGCCAGCCAGGCCCGGAGCGGGGTTCGTGATGGCGTTCGTGTGGACGTTACCGCCGGCGTTGTGGGCGCAGGTCGCCACCGGCATCTGGGTGCGGGTTAAGGCCCTGGACGATCCGCTGCTGCGCGCCGAGCTGCACCGGGTCACCGCGCACCGCGACGCCATGGGCCGGGTGTGGATGGCGGTGGACGGCAACAACGCGGGCGTGCGGATGCAGTCCGTACCGCCCGACGGCTACTTCGACGGAGGACCGGGATGAGGTGGCTCCTTGGCATCCTCGCGGGCTTCGCCCTCGCTGGCGTCATTACGTGGGCTGTCATCGCCCAGAACCGGTGGGACGACCGGTGCCACCAGGCAGGCGGCACCGTCGAATCGCGTTTCGAGGGCTTCATGACGATCTACATCAATGGCCATCCGTACCTGCAGCCTCAGTACTCGAGCCACTGCTGGGTCAACGGCCGCGAGGTCCAACCATGAACTACCCGATGCGCCTCATCGTCGAGTACCTGGTACGCGGCAACCTCGAGACCGACGAACGGCTCGGTGCCCGGTTCCGGTGGCAGCTCACCGCCCACGCCGCCCACGTCTTCGAGTACGACGCCGATCACCAACTGGTGTGGACCAAGACCTACCGCGAAGTGGTCACCGTCGAGATGACGGCTAAAGGCGATGAGGAGTGACCATGAAGGACCCGGTCTGCGACATCTGCGGCAATCCGACCGACGGGTACGTCTGTCCCCGGTGCACCGACGAGACGGCCCACTATCTGCGGCACGTCGTGGACCTGGCCGCCGAGGTGGAGACGAACGTGGCGCGCCTGGCCCGGTACGCCACGCATGACGGCCGCCGCGCCCCGCAGCCGGACGAGGACGAGCAGGTGACGGCCGAGGTGAACCGCAGCCAGCCCGTCACGGTGTTCGGGTTCCAGGCCAGCAAGGAGCGGCAGCTGAAGAATGCCCTGCGCGCGGAGCCGCTGCCGGTGGACCTGAACGCGTCGGCCCGGGCCGCGTACGCGTTCAACGACGTGATGACCTGGGCTCGGGCCGTCGAGGCGGACCGGGGTCATCCGATCCCGGACGTGCACGTCGGCGAGCATCCGGCCGCGGTGGCGGCGGCGTACCTGCTGGGCGAGCTGGACTGGATGCGGCATCAGCCGTTCGCGGCGGAGGCGTTCGACCAGCTGAAGGCGGCCGGCGCGGTGATCCGCCGGATCGTGGACCGGCCCCCCGATCAGGAGTTCGTCGGGGTGTGCGACTGCGGCGGTTATCTGTACGCGCGGCGTGGGGCGTCGGTGGTGGTGTGCCGCTGCAGCTTGCGGTGGAAGGTGCAGGAGTCGAGGGCGTCGCTGCTGGACGTGCTCCGGGATCGTCTGGTGACGGCGTCGGAGGCGGCGACGTTTGGGGTGTTGGCGTTCCCGGATCTGCAGCGGGAGCGGATTCGTAAGCTGGTGCAGTCGTGGACCCGTGAGAATCTGCCGAATCCGCTGATCGGGCAGGAGACTCCGGATGGTCCGGTGTACTCGTTCGGGGAGATCCTGGACCGTCTGAGCAGGAGTGTCGTCCGCTTGAGCAGCGTGATCATGCTAATGTCTCCGCTTGACGGGTACTGACCGACGGTGCAGACCCAGTGATCTTGACAGCCCGGACCTGCTCGACAGGCCCGGGCTTTCTGCTGTCCGGGGGTGGGGATGTGGCCACCTCCCGCCGCCGAACCCACCGCTCCCGCTACGACGGCTACCTGGGTGAACTGCTCGTCGACATGGCGTGGGGTCTGGCGTTCGGCATCCCCGCCGGGCTGATCGCGTGGCTGGCCACGCTCGGATGGTGGGCGGTGCACTGATGATCAGCTTCCGTCGTGGGAAACGTCCGGCCCAGCCGGCCCGCCCGCAGCTGCGCCTCACCGCCCGACACCTCGCGGCGCTGCCGGCACCCCCGCCGAGCGTCGACTACGGCGCCGGCCTGTTTCCGCTGTACGGTAACGATCTTTACGGATGCTGCGTCGAAGCGGGCGTAGGCCATCAGGTCGGCCAGTACACCCTGCACAGCACCGGCGCGGAGGCGTTGTTCACCGACGCGGACATCCTCAACGCCTACTCGGCGATCACCGGTTTCCGGGCCGACGACCCGTTCACCGACCTGGGCACGTACACGCAGGACGCCATGACGTGGTGGCGCAGGACCGGCCTGGCCGGGCACAAGATCCTCATGTTCGCGTCGCTGGACCTGACCGACGTTACCGCGCTGCGGCAGGCCGTCGCCCTGTTCGGCGCAGTCGGTGTCGGCTTCAACTTCCCCGCGTCGGCGATGGACCAGTTCAACGCCGGCCGGCCCTGGACGGTGGTGAAGGGCAGCCCGCTCGAGGGCGGGCATTACGTCATCGCGACCGGCTACGACAGCGCCTGGCTCAGGACCAAGACGTGGGGCACCGAGCAGTTGATGGCGTGGTCGTTCCTCGCCGCGTACGCCGACGAGGCCTGGGTCGTGATCACCCAGGAGATGGCCGACAATGCCGGGGTGACGTTCTCCGGCGTCGACCTGTACGGCCTGGGTCAGGACTTCGCCGCCCTCACCGGGCAGCCCAATCCGATCCCGGTGCAGCCCACGCCTGTACCGCTGGACGTGGACGCCGTGTTCGCGGCGGTGCTCAAGCCGTGGGCGGCAGAGCATCACATCGGGGACAACCACAGGACAGCCGTGGCCGGCAAGGCGTGGCTGCAGGCGAAGGGCCTCTAATGGAACTCGTGCTGTACGTCATCGCTTGCGTGTTGCTGTTGCTGGCCGCGTTCGGGGTGGGCTTCAGCCGGGTGTCCTTCGGCTGGCTGGGGCTAGCGATCATCGCCCTGACCGCGCTGCTGCTGCCGCACCTGGGCTGATGCCTCTGCGGCCCTGCCTCGGAGTACCCGGCAAGCGGTGTGGCCGGCTCACCGCACGGCCTGATTCACGCTGCCCCACCTGTGCCAGTGCCTGGCACCAGCACAGGGACGCAGCTCGCGGCAACCGGCACCAGCGTGGGTACGACGCTGAGCATGTGGCCAATCGCGCCATCGTGCTGGCTCGGTCCACCATCTGCTGGCTGTGTGGTCACGATGGTGCCGATCAGGCTGATGACGTCGTGGCCAAGGCCGATGGTGGAGCAAGCACACTGGCCAACCTTCGCCCCGCTCACGGCACGCGACCTTGTCCTACTTGCGGACGTCGATGTAACCAGGAGCGCGGCAGGCGTGATCCTTACCGAACGTGACATAGCCCTGCGATGGGTGAAGTTACGTAGGGTAGGGGGCGGGGGTAGACACGTAGATCACCGGAGGTCAAGGGACCCCGGGGCCAGCCACACGCACACGATCTCAGATCTCGCCCATGATCAGCATTTACGCATTGTGAGCAACCCTTCGACCGCTACTCTGCGTGCAACTACTGGGGGTGATCATTGTGGCTGTCCGAGGTAGGCCCCCGCAGCCGCTCGAGGTGAAGCGGCGTCACGGCCGCACAGCCAACACCGACTCGGGCGGTCGCCCGCTTCCGTCGCTCGCCGAGATTGTGCACCTGCCCCAGGCCGAGGGGATGCCCGACTTCCCCGGCGACCTCGACCAGGCCGGCAGGGACCTCTGGCGCCGGTTGTGGCAGGACGGCATCACCTGGATCTCCCCGAAGACCGACTCGCAGGCCGCCGAGGAGGCGTGCCGCGCAGTCGATGATCTCGCTGCCGCCCGGCGCCGCTACCGGGCCACCACGGACCCGAAGGACGCTGCGGCGCTGGTGGCGCTCGGCAAGCGGTTCGACGACGCCCTGTCTCAGCTGGGCTTCAACCCGACCGCGCGTTCCCGTCTCGGTGTGGCGGAGGTGACTCGTGTCTCCAAGCTCGAGGCGCTCCGTCGCCAGTCGGGTTGACGGCTGGCCGCCCCGCTGGCTGACCGGCGTGCCGCAGGCCGACCTCGACCGGGGCGGCGGCGAACGCGCGGCGAAGTTCATCGAGGACATGTGCCGGATCACTAAGGACTCCGTCGCCGGCGCTTCCGGTGAGCCGATCCTGCTGCGCCCCTGGCAGCGGCAGATCATGGCGCACCTGCTCGCCCGCCGGCCGGACGGCCGCTACCGGCATCGCACCGCGCTGGTCGGGGTGGCCCGCAAAAACGGCAAGTCGGCGCTCGGCGCCGGGCTGGGCTTGTACGGGCTGGTGCTCGGCCCGGACGGTGGCGAGGTGTACTCCTGCGCCGGTGACCGCGAGCAGGCCCGGATCGTGTTCGGCACCGCGAAGCGGATGGTCGAACTCGAACCCGAATTGGCGGACGTCTGCAAGACCTACCGCGACGCGATCGAGATCCCGGCGACCGGATCGGTGTACAAGGTGCTCAGCGCCGAGGCGTACACCAAGGAGGGCCTGAATCCGACGCTGGTCGTGTTCGACGAGGTCCACGTGCAGCCCAACCGTGAACTCTGGGATGTCATGGCGCTGGCGATGGGCGCCCGGCCGGAGCCGCAGCTGATCGGCATCACCACCGCCGGTGTCCGGTTCGACTCCTCCGGCGGCGATTCGCTGTGTTACAGCCTGTACGAGCATGGCAAGCGGGTGTGCTCCGGCGAGGTCGACGACCCGTCGTTCTTCATGGGCTGGTGGGAGCCGACGGATCCGACCGCCGACCATCGCCTGCCGGAGACGTGGCGCGAGGCCAACCCCGGGTACGGCGACATCGTCGCCGCCGAGGACTTCGCCGCGGCGGTGCTGCGCACCCCGGAGAACGAGTACCGGACCAAACGCTGCAACCAGTGGGTGACCTCGACGGAGACGTTCCTGCCGGCTGGCGTGTGGGACGCCTGTATAGACGCCGCCCGGGTCATCCCGGATCGGGCGGCGGTGATCCTCGGCTTCGACGGCTCCCGCTCGGGTGACGCGACCTGTATCAGCGTGGTGTCGCTGGACGACGTTCCGCACGTCGACGTGGTCGGCTTGTGGGAGAAGCCCCGCGACGCCCACGAGTGGGAGGTTCCGCGCACTGAGGTCAAGGACGCGGTCCGTGCCGCCTGCCGGCGCTGGGATGTCAAGGGCATCGCCTGGGACGAGTATCTGTGGCTGGACGCCGCCGACGAGTTGGAGGCCGAAGGGCTTCCGATCATCCGGTTCCCGCAGGTTCCGCAGCGCATGTCACCGGCGACGCAGCGGTTCTATGAGCTGGCCGTCGACCGGGCGCTGACCCATTCCGGTGATCAGGGCCTGGCCCGGCACATCGGCAACGCCGTGCTGAAGGTCGACTCCCGCGGCTGGCGGATCTACAAGGAACACAAATCAAGCCCACGCAAGATCGACCTCGCCGTCGCGACCGTCATGGCCGTCTGGCTCGCCGCGAATCTCGAAGTCGAAGAGACGCAGCCGTTCTTCGCGGAGTACCGGTAACCCAGCCTGTTCTGACTCGGCGATAGGAGGAAAGCATGGCCGTCCTATCGACGAGTCCAGGCGCTCGGCTGCAGTGGCGCGAAGCCGGCCGTCTCATCGCGGCCGGTCTGGGATGGCTGCTGTACGCAGTCGGCTGGCTGGTCGCGAAGACGCTTCGAAGCGCCGCGACCGTTGTCGGCGCAGTCCTGTACGCGGTCGGCTGGTTCGCGGCGGCGCTGGCCTGGCCGGGACTGTGCTGGTGCGGTCGCGCCGTGAGGCTGGGCTGGCAGGAAGGCCGTAAGCCGATCGGCGGTCGGCGTGGGCCTGCTTGAGCGCATCGCCGGCGGCGGCAAGGACGAGAAGCGCTACAGCGTCGACCAGTGGATCTCCGAGTATCTGATCCCGTCGCAGTTCAACTACAACGGCACGACCTACCCGATCGGGAACAGCTACCCGTTCGGCCTGAACCAGACGATGTCCGGGCAGAGGATCCAGCAGATCGCTGCGACGCTGCCCGGCTATGCGGCGGCGCTGCGGATGTGCCCGCCGGCGTTCGCGGCGCAGATGGTCCGGGCGCTAGTGCTGTCTGGCATGCGGTTCACGTGGCGCAACCTGCCGTCGTCGACGACGCCGCGGCGCCAATTCGGCAACCGGGAGCTCAGCCTGCTCGAGCGGCCGTGGCCGAAGGCGACGACCGGGGATCTGGTCTCGACGATGGAGTGGCATTCGGGGCTGGCCGGTAACGCGTTCGTGGCGCGCCGCCCGGACCGGCTTCGGGTCCTGCGGCCGGACTGGTGCGGGCTGCTGTTCGGGTCACATCAGGACCCGGACGAGATCGCGGCGACCGCGCTCGACGGCGAGCTGCTCGGGCTGGTGTACCAGAACGGCGGCATTGGGGTCGGCCGCGGCCAGATGAACACGCTGCTGCCGGACGAGTTCGCGCACTGGTCGCAGATCCCGGACCCGGAGTGCCCGGGCATGGGCCAGTCGTGGATCACCGCGGCGCTCGCGGACATCCGCGGCGACCGGGCCGCGACTGAGCACAAGCTGCAGTTCTTCCACAACGGCGCGACCCCGAACATGGTGGTCAAAGGGATCACGGCGGCGACGAAGGAACAGTTCGCCGAGATCGTCGAGATGATGGAAGCGAACCACGCCGGCGTTGCGAACGCCTACAAGACGCTGTACCTGGCAGCCGGCGCCGACGCGACGGTCGTCGGCTCGGATCTGAAGCAGATGGACTTCAAGGCGACGCAGGGCGCCGGCGAGACCCGCATCGCGATGCTCGGCCGGGTCCCGGCTCCGCTGCTCGGCATCTCCGAAGGCCTCGCCGGCTCCTCGCTGAACGCCGGCAACTTCGGCATGGCCCGCCGCATCTTCGCCGACTCGTGGATCTACCCGTCGATGCAGGACTTGTCCGCGTCGCTCGAGTCGATCCTCGTCCGGCCGAGGAACCCGCGCAGCGGCCTGGAAGACGCCGAGCTGTGGTTCGACACCACCGACATGCCGCTCCTGCGTGAGGACGCCAAGGACGCCGCCGAGATCACCCAGATCAACGCCGGCACGATCGGCCAGCTGGTCCGCGAGGGTTTCACGTCCGAATCGGCGAAGGCGGCCGTGATCGGCCAGGACATGAACCTCTTGATCCACTCAGGTTTGGTTTCGGTTCAGCTCCAGGTGCCCGGATCGACCCCGCCCAGCAGCAAACCCCCGACAGGAGCGGCAGCATGACATCTGCACTGGCCAACGCGCCTGCGATCTGCCTACGCGCCGTCGAGTTCCGGGCCACCGGCGACGTCGGCGACGGCCGCACCCTCGAGGGCTACGCCGCGGTGTTCAACACCCCGACCCGCATCCGGGGGTGGGAAGGCGACTTCGACGAGGAGATCGCCGCCGGCGCGTTCCGCAAGACGCTGCGCAAGAAGACGCCGGTGCTGCAGTTCGACCACGGCCGTGACCAGCGCACCGGCTCCGTCCCGATCGGCGCCATCGACGAGCTGTCCGAGGACGACCAGGGCCTGTTCGTGCGGGCCCGGCTGTTCGACAACGACATCGTCGAGCCGATCCGCCAGGCCATCGAGGGCAAGGCCCTCACCGGCATGTCGTTCCGGTTCCAGGTCGCACGTGAGACCTGGGCCGACAAGGACGGCGTGAAGATCAAGGACGACGAGTTGGCCAAGCTGCTGTGGGAACCCGGCGACCGCGGCCCGCTGAAGCGCACGATCCTGGAGATCGACCCGCTGCACGAGCTGGGCCCGGTCGTCTTCCCGGCCTACGACGCCACCTCCGTCGGTGTGCGGTCGCTGCTGGCGCAGCTGACCCCCGACGAGCACCGCCTGATGCTCCGTGAGCTGGCCGCTGACCTGCGGCGCACCCCGGAGTTCCTAGAACTCACCGGTACGGCCGCGCGGAGCGGCGAGCCAGGTGACCCCGGTACGGAGCCAGGAAACGGCGACCGGCCAGACCGATCCAGCCGACAGCGCCTCGATGACGGCGCGCTCCGTATCAGGGGAGTCCTGAAGTGACCACCAGCCCGATCGACATCCTGCCCCAGCTCCGCGACAAGAAGGTCGAGGACCTCGGCGACGCCACACCTGAGGAGATCCGGGGCATGACCCCGGACGACCTGCAGCGCTTCGTCGAGATCCTCGACGCGCACCTGCGCTCAATCCACCAGAGCGACGACGGCGAGCTGCGGGACAAGACGTCCGCCGAGCAGACCGCCTTCGACTACGGGCTGAAGCTGCGCGACATCGCGATCTCCCGCATCGACGAGCACCGCGCCGTGCAGGAAGTGTTCCGCCGCAAGCCGAAGGCCGTGCAGCAGGCACTGCTGAACATCCAGCGCAACCCCGACGACGCCTACGGCGACGTGCGCCGGATGACGAACGCCGAAGCCCGCGACGCGGCCCTGCGCAAGCTCGACAACCGGTCCGACACCATGCACCTCGACGACGACCAGAAGACCCTCGTCGAGAAGCAGCTGCGCCGCTCCGGTGACATCGCCCGCCGAATCCTGGTGACGGAGAACGAGCACTACCGCGAGGCGTGGATGAAGCTCGTCACGCGGCCGCAGCCGTTCCTGTCGGAGGACGAGCGCCAGGCGGTGCAGGCCTGGGAGGAGTACCGGGCAATGGCCGACTTCACGTCGTCGGCCGGCGGCTACGGCATCCCGGTGTTCATCGACCCGTCGATCATCCTGACGGCCCAGGGGTCGGGTAACCCGTTCCTGTCGATCGCCCGGCAGGTGACGGTCTCCACGAACCGGTGGAAGGGTGTCAGCTCGGCCGGTGTCACCTGGGCGTTCCAGACGGAAGCCGCGCCGGCGACGGACAACAGCCCGACCCTGGCGCAGCCCACCGTGGACGTGCACATGGCCCGCGGGTTCATCCCCTACTCGATCGAGGTCGGGATGGACTACCCCGACTTCGCGTCGGAGATGTCGCGGCTGCTCGCCGAGGGCTACGACGAGCTGCTGGTGGACAAGTTCACCCGCGGCTCCGGCACCGGCGAGCCGACGGGCATCCTGACCGCGCTGTCGGCGAACACCAACGTCCGGGTGCGGGTCGCCACCGCCGGCGCCATCAACTCGCAGGACCCGTACAACGTGTGGAAGGTTCTCGGCCAGCGGTTCCGCCGTAACGCGTCGTGGCTGATGAGCGTCGGTGCGAACGCGGGTATCCGGCAGCTCGGCGCCGCGAACGTGTTCCACGGCTACACCGTCAACATGCCCGAGGGCTGGGCCGACCAGCTCATGGGTGCGCCGGTGTACGAGGACCCGTACATGCCCGACACCACCACGACCACGTCCAGCACGATCGGCGTCGCGGTCGTCGGGGACTTCTCCAACTTCGTGATCGCCCGCAACGGCGGCATGTCGGTGGAGCTGGTGCCGCAGCTGTTCCAGCAGGTCACCGCGGGTTCCGGCCCGGCCGTGCCGACAGGTCAGCGCGGCTGGTTCGCCTACTCCCGGATCGGCTCGAACAGCGTCAACGACCTGGCCTTCCGGCTGTTGGTCAACACGTAGGACCAGCTCCGCTGGGTAATACGTAGGCGCCATCCCCCGCACACAAGGAGGAGCACCATGGCCCTGACCTCAACGTCGAGTACGCCCGAGCCCAAGAGGGCTGACAAGCCGGAGCCCGACGCCTCCGTGGCGAAGACCCGGGTCAAGCCCGTCTCGGCGGCGGGCGCGACGGACCCGGCGGTGCAGCAGTTGGTCGCCGAGCAGCAGACCGCCATCTCGAACGGTGACGACGACGCGATCCGTGACATCAACAAGCGGCTCAACGAGCTCGGCTACGAGTAGAACGTCTGAACCATCCACTTTGCGGGCCCCGGACACGGCACCACGTCCGGGGCCCGCGCATGCCCGGAAGGCAGCAACGTCATGGACATCGTCTACCCCGTCGAGAACGCCACGCTCACCCTCGCGAACGGCGCCCAGTTCGTCGTGCACCGCGGCCAGCACTGGTCGGCCGATGACCCGGTGGTCCGGGAGAAGCCGGACGCGTTCACGACGGACCCCCGCTACGGCCTGGCGTTCTCGTCGCCGCCGCCGGAGATGGCCGATCCGCCGGTCGAGCAGGCGACGGCCGCGCCGGGCGAGCGGCGCAATGTGCGCCGTGGCTGATCCGCTGACCACGCTGGAGCTGAAGGAGGGCCTGGTCGTCAGACCCGGCGACCTCCTCGTCATCCGAATCTCGCCGGACCAAGTCCGCTCCGAAAAGGAGTTCCACGAGTTCGCGACGCAGTTGAAGGAAGCCTTCGAGGATCGCATGCCCGGCCAGCTCCCGCCGCTGGTCATCGTCGCGGACCAGCTGGCCGTGCAGCAACCCACCTGATGCGCTCCTCCGGCCGGCTGCTCGTGGATGGTCGGCCGGTCGGAGGCCCCAACCATCCACCACCATCCACACGAAGGACCCCACGATGACCGACGAGACGTACGCGCACGATCCGGACTGCAACGCCGAGCACACCGCCGGCCCGGAGCCGTGCCCGCCGCCACGCGACGCCCCTGACATGGCCGGCGCGGTAGCCCTGGCCTACGTCCACTCCAACGAGGTCGCTTACTCCTGGCATCACTCGCTGGTCGAGCTGATGGGCTGGGACTTCGCCAACCACGGCCGGGTGGTGCGCGGCGGGTTCGTCGCCATCCGCTACGGCACCGACGGCCTGGTCGAGGCCCGGAACAAGGCCGTCGCGATCTTCCTGCGGGAGAAGCAGGCCGAGTGGCTGTTCTGGCTCGACACCGACATGGGCTTCGCCGCCGACGCCCTCGACCGGCTGATCGCCGTCGCGGACCCGGTCGAGCGGCCCATCGTCGGCGGCCTGTGCTTCAGCCAGCGGGAACACACCTCGGACGACATGGGCGGCTGGCGCTGCACCGCCACACCGACGGTGTTCGACTGGGCGCACATCGACGAGCAGATGGGCTTCGCGGTCCGCTGGGAGTACCCGGACAACACCGCGATCCGGGTGGCCGGCACTGGTTCGGCGTGCATCCTGATCCACCGGTCGGTGTTCGAGCGGATCGAGGAGAAGTTCGGGCCGGTCTGGTATGACCGGGTCCCGAACCCGTCCACCGGGCAGGTGGTGTCCGAGGATCTGGCGTTCTGCATGCGCGCCGGCACCCTCGACATCCCGGTGCACGTGCACACCGGGGTGAAGACCAGCCACCAGAAGGCGCTGTGGCTGGCCGAGGACGACTACCTGCGCCAGCGGGCCCTCGACAAGGCGATCAAGGCCGACCTCGCGCGGGCGGAGAAGACGAGCGGGTCCAAACCGCCTCCGGACACTTCATGGGTGCAGACGACCGAACGGAAGCACACCTGATGAGGCTGGGCGTCACCGGCGCTGCAGGCTTCATCGGCCGGTGGTTGTGCTCGGAGCTTGCTGAGGTCGGCCACCGTGTTACCGCCATCGACCGCATCAACGCCGGCGGTGATCTGCTCGAGCCGGGCGTCGCCGCGGGCTGGCTGCGCCGAACCAGGCCGGATCTCGTGGTGCACCTCGCCGCGCAGGTGGGCCGCATCTTCTCCGAGGACGACGTCCGCCGTACGGTGCGCCTCAACGCCGAGATGACCACGATCGTTGCGCAGGCCTGCGGCGACGCAGGGGTGCGGCTCGCGTACGCCTCCACGTCGGAGATCTACGGCGACCAGGGCGACGAGCTGTGCCGCGAGGACGGGCCGACCGTGCTGCCGCAGGGCGCATACGGGCTGACGAAACGGTGGGGTGAGGAGGCCTGCCGGCTGTACGCCCCGGATGGCCTGGTCATCTTCCGCCCGTCGATGCCGTACGGTCCAGGCGCCCCGCCTGGCCGCGGCCGCCGCGCGATGGACACCATGCTGTGGCAGGCGCATCACCGGACGCCGATCACGGTGCACCGCGGCGCCGAACGCTCGTGGTGCTGGGTCGGCGACGTCGTCCGCGGAATCCGTCTCGCCATCGAGCAGCCGGACGCACTCGTGGTCAACGTCGGCCGTGACGACGACCCGCGCACGATGCTCGAGGTGGCCCGGCTGGCGTGCAAGCTTGCCGGGGCGCCGGAGGATCTGATCGTCGAGGTGGACGCACCGCCCGGGCAGACGGTGGTGAAGCGCCTGGCCACGGACCGGCTCCGCGTGCTGGGCTGGGCCCCGACCGTCGAACTCGAGGACGGCATGGAGCAGGTGTACGAGCATGTGCGCCGCTACGACGCGGACGGGGCACTGCGGTGAAGGTCGTCAGCGTTGTCGGCGCCCGGCCGCAGTTCGTGAAGCTCGCCCCGGTCGCGGAGGCCCTCGACGCCGCCGGCCACGAGCACGTCATCGTGCACACCGGGCAGCACTATGACGACCGCATGTCCGGGGTGTTCTTCGCCGACCTGAAGATCCCCACACCGGACGTCAACCTCGGCGTCGGCTCCGGCTCCCACGGGGTGCAGACCGGCGCGATCCTGGCCGGCCTCGACCCGGTCCTCGCCGGGTACCGGCCGGACTGGGTGTTGGTGTACGGGGACACCAACTCGACCCTCGCCGCGGCGGTTGCCGCGGTGAAGCTGCACCTGCCGGTAGCGCACGTCGAGGCGGGGCTGCGGTCCTGGAATCGGCGGATGCCGGAGGAATACAACCGGGTCCTGACCGACCACGCCGCCGACATCCTGCTCGCCCCGACCCGCTCGGCGTTGACCAACCTCGCATGTGAGGGCCTGGCCGGGCGGGCGGTGCTCGTCGGCGATGTGATGACGGACGTGCTGCTGCGCGTCCGCGAGACGGTCACCGACGACCCCCTGCCGATCGGCGAGCTGGCCGGCGACTATGTGGTCGCTACCGTGCACCGGCCGGAGAACACCGATCACCCCATTCGGCTGGCCGCGGTTGTGAAGGCTCTGGCCGCGATCGACGCGCCTGTAGTGCTGGTGGCTCATCCCCGGCTGATCGCGCGCGCTCACGAGCATGGCGTCGTCCTCGATCGCGGGCCGATCCGTGTCGTCGACGCACTGCCGTACCCCCAGATGGTGCGGCTGCTGCTCGGCTGCCGAGGTGTGGTCACCGACTCCGGCGGACTGCAGAAGGACGCCTACGTCCTCGGTCGGGTCGTCACGACCCTGCGGACGGAAACCGAGTGGCCGGAGACCCTCGACGCCGGGTGGAACGTCGTCGACGTCGACCTGTCCCGACTGCCGTTGCTGGCCACCAGGGGTGTACCGGTCGCAGTTCGGGCCGAACCGTTCGGCGACGGCGACGCGGCCGCTCGCGTGGTGGAGGTGCTGCAACGATGACGACGATCACCGTCGTGATCCCCACCGTCACCGGTCGGGAAGCGGACCTGGCCCGCTGCTTGAAGGCCTACGAGACCCGCTCCGTCCACGACGTCTATCCGGTGACGTTCAAGGACCTCGGCACCTGCGCCGAAGGGTGGAACGCCGGCGCAGCGTCCGCGAAGGGCGACTACCTGCACTTCTCCGCCGACGATCTCGAACCGCACGAGGGCTGGGACCTGACCGCGATCGAAGCGGTCGAGGCCGGGTTCCTGCCGGCGCCGCGGATCGTCAACCCGGCCGGGAAGCTCGACTACTGCGGTGTGCACGGCGTGGAGATGGAGGACTGGGCGCGGGTGCAGATGTCTGTTATCCCGTTCATGCCCATTGACCTGTGGAAGGTCATCGGCCCGGTCCCGCCGATCCACTACTACTCCGACAACCTGGTCAGCTGGCGTGCGGCGCGGGCCGGCTGGCGGACGGTGGTGCGGCGCGGGTTCGCGTTCACGCACCACTGGGCGCAGCCGGGCAGGGGCGCCGGTATGTCCTACGAGCAGCGGATGGCCCACGACGAGGCGCTGTTCCTCGCCGCGGTGCGCGACGACGCGGAGGGTTCGCATGGCGCTGTACGCGACCCCTGAGGAGTTGGCCTCCTACCTGCAGCAGGACCTGGACACCGCCACCGCGACCCTGGCCCTGACGGCCGCGTCGGCGCAGTTCTCCCTGGCCGCCGACACCCGATTCGCGTCGACCGCCGTCACGTATACGAGGCTCGGCACGTTCTATACCAGCATCGTTCTGCCGTTCCGGCCTGTGATCGCCGTGCAGGCGGTCCGGATCAACAGTGCGACGGTGACGGGGTACACGTTGATCCGCAACGTGCTGTACCGGTCCGCCGGCTTCGGCACCTGCTTCGCGACCCCGCCGGACGCTGTGCAGGTCGACCTGACGCATGGCTACACGGCTGTTCCGGACGACGTGAAAGCCGCGGTGCTGGACATGGCTGCGCAGGCGTACGCGGTGCCGGTCGCCGCGGTGACGTCGGAGTCCATCGACGACTACGCGGTGCGCTACACCAACGCGGGCGGTGGCGTGCAGCTCACCCCGTACGCGCAGGGCGTGGCCGCGCTGTACCGCGGCACGATCGCCGCCTGAGCCGCAGTACTCGTTCCCGGACCCGGACTGGCACTGGACCGTCGTGCCGACCGCGCTGCACGACTGACCAGCAAGGAGACCCCAGGTGCCGCTCAACAACACCGCCATCCACGCCGCCCTGGACGCGCTCGACGAGTCGGCGACTCAGGTCACGCACGTCGGCATCCACACCCTCACCGACCCCGGTACGGGCACGAACGCCCTGTCCGGTGAGGCGACCGGCGGCAGCCCGGCCTACGCCCGGCAGGCCGCCACGTGGGGTGCCGCGGCGTCGCTGGTGAAGTCGAACACGAACACGTTCACGTGGGACGTTCCGGCTGGCACGTACGCCTTCTTCACGCTGTGGAACGCCTCGTCGGGTAACACCAGCAACTATCGCGGGTACATCCCGTTCGGCGGGGCGTCGGCGATCAAGGGCTTCTTCTCCGTCGACACGAACCTGGCCAACGACCAGTTCCTGTCCCCGGCGCACGGCATGTCCAACGGCGACCGGGTGATGTTGTTCGACGTGTTCGGCGCGGCCCTGCCGACCGGCGTGTCGGAGGGCACCATCTACTTCGTCGTCAACGTCGCTACGGACACGTTCAAGGTGTCGCTGACGTCGGGTGGTGCGGCGGTGGACTTGACCGTGGTGGGCGGCGGTGAGGGCTTCTTCCAGCGGGTCATCCCTGAGGTGTTCGGCGCGCAGGGGCAGATCACCGCGGCGGCGGCGGCGCTGGTGCTGGACGGATCGGCGCTGTAGGCGGTGGCCGATCCGACGCCTGGGGTGCCGTTCGTCTTCGCCCGGGGGCTCGGCCTCGACGGGGTGACCCAGTGGCGGGCGGGGTTCGTCGTCCTCAATGACAAGACCGTGGATCAGATCGTGGTGGACAACCCGTGCGGGCGGGTGTTCCTGAACCTGCATTTCCGGGCGAACGGGGTCACGAGGCACATGGGGGTGCCGAAGAACTCCCGGATCGTGTTCGACCGTGACCAGATCGAACAGGCGTTCGGCGGCCCGTTCCGGTGGGACGACCCCGATGTGCGCTACGGGGTGACGTCGTAGATGCCGCTGGGCGCGGGAAACATCATCCAGGTGGTCCATGGGACCACCGGTTCGGCCAATCCGCCGTCAGCGACGGTGACGGTGACGGCGGCGGCCACCGGGGCGGGAAACTCGCTCGTCCTCTGTTTCACCACCGCGGCGGCGCTGCCGTCACCGCCGACCGGATTCACGGAGTTGCGTTCTCAGGAGAACCGCAACGCGCATGTGATCTGGACGAAACCCAACGTCTCGGCGGGGGAGACGTCGTGGAACGTGGTCCTGGGCGTTGCCAACGCGTCGGCGTGGGTGCTGTACGAGATCAGCGGCCTGGACCCCCTGCCGTACGACTCGGCCGCCTCCAACGGATCCAACACCGGGGCCTCGACGTGGTCGACGGGCACGACAGGGGGCAGCGCGGCCAGCGACTCCATCGTCATCGCATCTCAGGCGGGGCTGCTGTTCGACGGTCTCGGCGCGATCGGCGCCTGGTCCGCGCAGACCAACTCGTTCGCCGAGGACGGCGAAGACAAGACCACCATCGTCACCGGCGGGAACAACGTCAACATCGCGGCGGCGCACCTGTTCCCGGGCACGAC